AGGCGTTTGAGCCAGAGGCAGAAGCCGTTGCGTTCCCAATACAGGATCTTCACGCGGTTGCGCGGCTTGTTGAGGAAGACGAAAAGCACTGGGTCGAACACCGCCACCTTGATATCGAGTTCGATCAGCGCGGCCAGGCCATCGATGGATTTTCGAAAGTCGACAGGCTTGGGGTAGAGGTACACTTTTTCGACTTTGGCGTCGGGTCGCATCATGGTCGGCGAGCTCCAGAAAGAAATCGGGAGCACAGCATCGGGGATCAGGTAAGCGCTTTGAATGTGGGGTTCATGGAGCGCTTACCGAACAAGGGCGGCACCTGGGATGTGGTGGAGATCGAAACCGGCACCGTCCAGGGCTTCGCCTTCAGCTACCGGGCCGCGCTTCGCTTCGTGGATGCAATGGAGGCAGGCGCCGCCAGCAAGGTAGGCCTGCAATGAACGGCGCACCACTCCCAAGCCAGCGCGATGCAGTGCTGGCCCAGCTCAATGCGAGCATCGACAGCTTCTTCCTCGACGGCGGGGCCGTACAGCAGGTGAAAGGCTACGAGCCGGTGCCGCGCCCAGCGCATCGAGACATCGAGGCGATCCAGGCCGCGCCTGCCAAGAAGGAAGATCCCCGTGTCATCCGGCGCGCCTCGCAGCTGGCGGAGATCCGCAAGATGGCCAGGACCATGACCTGCCAAGAGGTGCAGGAAGCCACCGGCTACTCCAGGCAGGCACTGTTCCGAGCAGGTCGCGAGGGCAACTTCGTGTTCCGCCGGCCCGAGAGCAAGAACCCCGAGGTGGATAAACGAGAGGTTCAGCGCCAGATCCAACGGAACGAAAAGCGCATCGAGGAGCTGAAGCTTGTCGAGCGAATCTCCGCCCTGCGGGATGAGGGTCAGCATCGCGCCCAGGTGGCGACGCAGCTTGAGCTCAACTACGGAACGCTGGTGAAGATCATCGAGCGAAACAACATCGACTTCCCAAAGGTCCGCGCCCGCAAATGAAGCGTATCACCGCCCGCGTCCGGCATTGCCGGCGCCAGCAACACATCAATCTTCCGGCAAGCCGATTAGTAGAAAGTGTCTACTCAATTATTCAGACAAAAAATTTTTCAATCTTCACCTCGATACCACCATCATCACTCAATTCAAAAAGGCATTTGAAGCTTTGAGCCCCCATCCCGCCGACTCGGTTCACGTATCGAACAAGGATCATCCCTTTCCCCGGAATAACATCGTTCGGAAACGAAAGTGAAAACTGAGCTAGTTGCCCAACCTTAAGCACCGCCTGTTTGAAAACAAGCTGTTTATCCTCTACGGACTCAGGCCTAAAGAACACTTCGATACGCTGGCAATCCACCCCCATATTGGTGAGCGAAAAGTCTCTGTATCGCTCACCATTCGAAAATCCACCGGTAGTCGAGTAGAGCTGAAATATGGGCTCAACCAGCAATTGAAATTGTTTCGCCTGATTCTCATGGCTTTCCAATTGTGCTTGCCACTGCCTCTCAGCAACATCTACTAGAGCTTTCTGCTGCCGCACATTCTCTGCAAGCTCTTCTCCTTGTTTTTTCAACGCCTCAGAACTGGCTTTAAGTTCTCGCCCCTGCAACACTATTCCAAGCAATAGCCATAAAAATGCGAGTGGGCCGAACGCGCCTGCTAAGAAATCACCTAGTTCGTTTAACTTCAACGAAGAAAATTCATCCCACTTCTGGATAACCCACCACATCATCACCGAGAAGTAGGCCAAGGTGATCACCGGCCACCACCATTCAAGCTTTTTCAGCACATCGACCTCCTTAATCCTGAAGTGCTAAATAACCCATCCTAAACCAAATTGCCACCATGCCGCATCCGGCCACGGAGGGCGGCGCATGCATGGAGAAAGCCATGATCGGCACACCCTGCGAGTACGTGCAGCAGTATTACCAGGTCCCGGCGTGCATCGGCCGCCGCGTGATTGCCTACGGCAAGCCTGGCGTCACCCTCGACGAGAGTTTGAAGCGCCATCCAAGCCGTTACCATCCCGTGGACGGCATCGAGTATGGCGAGATGGCTGAAGCGCTGCCCAAGCCACCGCGCCGCACCAACTACGACCGGTACTACGACGAAGAGTGGAACTGCGATTTCCACGAGTTCCTGGGTATCAACCGGCCTCATCGCGAGAAGCGCAAGCATGAAGGCCAGTGGCAGTACCGAATGTACCGATCGCGTTCCGGTTGGCGAGGCTCCTGCGACCGAGACATTGAAGGCGAGTGGTGCCCCACAGCGCCCCTGGCCAAAGCCAGCTACAAGGCGGCGCTGAGCAAGCGAAAAGCCGCCTGAACCTCCGGCGCTGCCCGCCAGCTCTAGTTTATAGCCGACTATAGATCCTTTATAGATCAATATAGGAAAATTATAAAACGTGGGATCAGGCTCGATATGGGATATCAGACTTAACGACTTGGATACCTATATAACCACATGATCTAAGCAACGACTTGATAGAGCGTTCAGCTAAAGCTTGATCGGCTATAGGACCGATATGGATTGCAGCGATGCTTTCGGGCGACACTTCAACTTCCAAATACGGAACCAGGTACTCGCCCCGAGATCGATACATAACCTCCGAACACTCATGAGCTCCCGCCACTACCAGCCTAACCTCTTTCTCTGCAGAAAAGTGCTTATTCTTAAATCTCCCAGCACTAACACTCAATTCATCCGCCGCCTCACCAGCCTTCTCCATGGTCGTACCATTTGTAGCAACATCATTAAAGGCAGCTACCAAGTTTGATACAACCTTTTTTGCCTCCGCCCTCTTTTTTACGTCGCTATATACACAATCCAAAAGTCTATGCTTTTTCTCAAGTTGTGCCCTTGAAAATTCAACGGCAAAATTCCCATAACCTCGCCACTGACTTAACAAATTAGGCGCCCGACTAAACGAACAAGTGAAAACCGAGTGATCAGCTTCTTGTGCGTTCATTCTTGCCAGAGCAACTGCGAGAAACCCTGTTGCAAATGCTCGTTCTGGCGGCTGATCTTCCTCTGCCGCCAGTTTATTGTACTGATTTAACAGACACCTAGCCCCATTTTTCATTTCATCCGTGTCATTCAAATAACTTATATTTGTCAGCCACAACTTTCGACTCTTTACAATCGAAGCGATCGCCCCTAGATCCGTATAGTGAAAAAGTTTCTCATCATTAGCAATCATGGGCACCCTTACAGTTTTTAATAACTCAACTAACCTCACACATTTCAACATTTTTCGCCCCAAAAGCAAACCAACCTGAAAAATATCAAGCCGTGTTAGCGGAGGAGGAGCCAGCTTGTCTAAAGAAAACCGATCCAGCAACACCGAGAAAGCCACGAAGCTGTGCCGGTGCCCGTTTTGCGGTCAGCAAGACGCCTTCGTTGAGCAACTCGACAGCGATGCCTCTGTCGTTATCTGCCAAGGCCGAGTCGATAAGTATTCGGCCTGCCTTGCTAGCGGGCCAGTCGGAGTCCAGCAGCACGAAGGCGAGGATCAGCCAGGCCATGACCATGCAGTGAAAGAGTGGAACAAGCGCGCCGCCGCAAAGCCCCACCCCGAGCCAATAGCCTGGATGGTTGGTACTGCCATCTGGTGGACCAAAGAAGAGGCAGAGCGGGATGCGGCGGCGACTGGGCTGCCGATTGTCCCTGTTGGGCCGTTGGTATCCATCCCTGACGGATACTGCCTGATGCCCAAGCGGCTCACGGCCGAGAACGGCGCCAAGGCACTGCTGCTCGGTGAGTTCAAGCTGGAGGTCACCCAGGAATGCCCGGAATGCCGCGAACTGGATGAGCCGGTAGAAGGCTGCGAGATATGCGATGGCGAGGGTGAGTACGGCCAGCGCCATATCATCCCGTGGGACAAGATCAAGTACATCTACAGCGAAGCCGTCAGGGGTCTCGCGATTCAGCCGAACACCACCCGAGAGCCCGCCTGACGCCTGGAGCACATTTGTACTCCATCCAGCTGTAACCCCTCTCCCCCCTATTCAATGCCGCGATATGGCGGCCAAGGAGTACCCGTGCGCCTCAAGAAAGCTGAGCGCGAGCAGGTCTGCATGAAGTACGGCGGCCGCTGCGCCTATTGCGGCAACGATCTGGGCGAGCGCTGGCACGCAGATCACTTCGAGCCAGTCGTCCGCAACACAGGCGAAGCAGCGAAGACAGTCCCAGCCCTACGGCCAGGCAACCACAACCTGGCCAACATCATGCCGGCCTGTGTGCCCTGCAACCTGAGCAAGCACCGAATGCAGCTGGAGGACTGGCGCCGCTGGCTGGCCGGCCACGTCAACAGCCTCAACCAGTACCACCCCATCTAACGCCTGGCCAAGGCCTACGGCCCTATCGCCGAGACCGGGGCCGAGGTCGTCTTCCACTTCGAAAAGGTGAGCCAACAATGACCCGCCTCGCCCTCTGCCTCCTGCTGCTGGCCACCGGCGCCAGCGCAACCGAGAACGTCATCGACGTGCAGCACGACAGCCAGCACGGCGTCACCTGCTACCTGCTGAATGGGGTCGGCATCAGCTGCACCCCCGACAGCCAGCTGCAGGCCGGCAACGAGCGCCTGCTCTCCCCGCACGAAACCCAACCCGAACCTACACCCGCTCTGGCGCCTGGGCGCTGGATTGATGAGAGGTATCAGCTGTGAAGATCGGAAAACTGTTTCTTGGACTGCGCTGGTGTTACGGCGGAAGGGAGGAGGCTGTTGTCGCGAGCTGGGCGCTGAAGTGTGGCTACTGGCGCTGGGCGGTGTGGTGGCGCAAGCCCAAGAAGGCGCTTTGTCTTCCGGCATTCGGCCCCTCGATGGCGGCCGGCACCAAGTACCGAATCGGCTGCGGCCACTTCGGCGCATGGGTGAGGCTCCCGCTGCTGGGCTCGCTCTCCCTTTCCACACAGCCGCCCTACCCCAGCCAGGTGGCGCCATGATCGACGTAACCGTAGTGAGCGCCGAAGACCGGGAGCTGCTGACCTTCGCCGCCAAGGCCGCAGGCTTCTAGACCTCTTGGCAGGACTACACCCTTTGGGTCAGGCGCGGCAACGACCTTTGGACGGTGTGGGAGCCGCTGCACCACGATGGCCAAGCATTCAGCCTCGCTCTTGAGCTGGAGATGCCCATTCACCCTGGCCGCGTCTGGAAGTCATACCGCGCAGGGTGCCGAGGTGACTTTGTTGAAGCATCTCGGGACATAACGCCTATCAGTAACCCGAAAGCTACCCGCCGGGCAATTGTTGAGGTTGCCGCTGAAGTGGGCAAAGCAATGCAGGAGGCAGCATGAGCGACCTGATCCAAGTGAGGGTCTCCAACCTGGTCGGCGCGCCTCTGGACTGGGCGGTGGCCAAGGCTACAGCCGCCGGCGAGATCAAGGTGAGCGAGCAAGGCGTGAGCTGCATCTACGACACACCCGAGGGGGGCTGCTGGACGAACCTCTATCAGCCGTCGAAAGATTGGAGCCAGGGCGGCCTGCTGATCGATGAGCACTCCGGAAAATCGCAGCACATTCCTGGCCTGCCCGATGATGTCTGCTACGCAGGCGGGCCGGCCGGCGCCAGAGTCTGGTGCTACGGGCCAACCGCGCTGGTCGCATTCTGCCGGGGCCTTGTCAACCACAGGCTCGGCAATATCGTCCAGATACCGAAGGAGCTGATTCCGTGATCCTGGTACTGACATACAAGGACTTCCCAGGAAAAGATTCTTAGTCTTACGCCCAGAAGTCAGTAACCTCAAGACAACCCAAGCCATGTCGATATCGCCGCGACTATTACCCCGGCAACAATAGTCATAGCCCATCCGATTGAAAGGCCAAGTAATTTACCAGCTTTCAGATTTGGAGTTTCTTGGACTGCCTTTTGTTGAACCTCACAATCCACAGCAGTCACATCCTTAAGTCGCGCACCTTTCAGGAGCGTTTCGCTATCGCTCTTGCACCCTTCAATATTTATCCGATCTGAGTCTTCGAGTTCAAACATTGCCATAAATTGCCCTCTGTACAGCTACTGAAATGTGAGTTCTGCTTGGACGATACGTATGCTCAATTCCCGAAAAAAGCAGCCCGCGAGAATGCTTACCTCTCACAACCGCCCTACCGGTAACAGTTGTATTTCTTATTTGCACATCAGTTGAGTTGATCAACTCAACTGCCACGTCGACATCATCGAACACGCAATCAATAAATTTTACATGACTTCCATTTTCTAGCACTAACGCCATAGCGGTCACCCCAAAGAACACACTAATGGGATTCTAGCACCCATACATTGCGTCGAAGGGGTAAGTGCAATTTTTGCGAACCATTTGGCCGCCACCGGCGGCGTGGAGACCATAATGAAGAAAGAACTGATCAAAATTAGCGAGTCTCAGCGGCGAAAATGGGGCGAGAACGGCACTCCGCTGTGCTCCCAGGCAATTCGCAACTACCTCCGCAACCGCAAGATTCCGGGCGAACGGATAGGCAACATTTGGTACGTCGACTGGGCTGCCTACCAGCGGACCACCGGCAACAGCTTGGTTGATATGGTGTTGAAAGGAGTCGCGTGATGGTTCCTCGACCCAGGAACAAGACCAATAAAGGCCTACCCATGAACCTCTACTTCGACGCTCGGCGGGGCACGTATCGGTATCGGCGCCCCACCGACGGGAAGTGGTTTCAGTTCGGCTCAGACCGGGGCCGCGCCATCGATGCGGCCGCCCAGCTCAACACCGCATTCCTGCGTGGTGGTGACTTGGTAGCCGAGGTTCTCGGCGAAAGCTCGGTGACATTGGGCGAGTTCCTGGTCACCTATGAGCGAGACGTACTCCCGCCTCGCGAGCTAGCAAAAGCAACGCTTGATTTATACGCCGTCAGGTTCAAGCAAATCCGGGCAGAGTTCGCCGAGCGACCAATAGACCAGATCACCATCAGGATGATTGCAGAATTCCTTGAGCCGCTAACCCCACGGGCAAGCAACCAAGCGCGAGCAATTCTGATCGATCTATTCAACCATGCCGCTGCCAAAGGTCTGTGCCCGGACAACCCTGCAGCCAACACGATTCCAAAGATCGAGAAGAAGCAACGCAAGCGGCACACGCTAGAAGGTCTGAAAGCAATTCGCGATAAGTCCCCGCGCTGGCTGAAAAATGCCATCGATCTTGCGCTCATTACTGCGCAACGACGTGGCGACATCCTCGATATGAAGTTCGAAGACGTGCGTGATGGTTATCTGTATGTGGTGCAGAGCAAAACGGAGAAGGCTTCGGACGCTGGCTGGCTGAAGATCAAAGTCACCGACCAATTGGGCGAAGTGCTGAGCCGTTGCCGGGACGACATTCTGTCTCCGTACTTGGTGCACCGACGCCCTGAGCGGAAGAAGAAACGTGAAGGGAAGGATCACTGGACGAAGGTCGATGAGAGATTTCTCACCCGTGCCTTCAAGGATGCAAGGGATGCCGCCGGCTGTTATCAAGACCTCAAAGAGGAGGAGATGCCAGGGTTTCATGAAGTGCGCGCCCTCTCCCTTCACCTATACAAACGGGCTGGGAAAGATGGTCAGAAAATCGCCGGACATACAACTGAAGGCATGACCAGGAATTACCAGAAAGGACACGAAGATGTGGTGTGGTCCGAAGTCGAAGCCGACCTGGATATTGGTAAAATCGCCGGATAGTTTTGCGCCCATTTTGCGCAAGTTTTGCGCAGAGCCGCGCATAAAAAAATCCAGTCACCGTTAAGTGACTGGATTTTTTAGGGATTTTTGGTCGGGACGGAGTGATTCGAACACTCGACCCCTTGCACCCCATGCATGCCGAGCCTGCGTAACGGCATGAAAACACAGGATTTCCGGCCCTGCTTTCGCTGCAACGAGGCTTCACGGGTACGGACGCATCCCAACGATGTCACTTCAAAAGTCACTGGCCCTGGCCAGCCCGCCCGCGGTGTTCTGCCGACCATTTCCCTTCCTTTATATAACTCCTCACAGATCGGAGCCATCCAGAGCCCACAGCCTGGCCGACTCAACGATCTCCAGCATGTCGACCAGGTCGCAGTCATCGACCTCTCGCCGCCGGCGTGCGGCATAGGCCATCTCATTAAGTACTGCTGCGCGCCAATCAGGATCAGCCACAAGGGCGGCCTGGTCGTTCAGCTCGGTCAGCCAGGCCGGAGGGAGGCTAGTTGCCATACGCCCCCTCCGCCCGGCACCACCAAGACTGCGCGTAGACCACACCGTCGAGTTCCTCGACGCCATTGATGTTCATTCCGAGCTGGGCCATGCCGTTGACCTTGGCATCGAGCAGGCGCGGGATGATGTCGCCGCTCGGCGTCGGGTTGAAAACCCATGCCTGGGTAGCCACCCGGCCAAGCACCTCGGAATGATGCTCACCGATGTGGATGTCAGCTTTCAGGGGTTTGACCTTGCGAAGCTGGTCCGCAGGGATTGCCACGCCGCGTACTCGGCGACGAACAACGAGGAAGTACATAGCTCACCGACACCAATACTGTATATAGATACAGCATCGTATACATCGGTGCGTTTTCGGGCAAATGTCGATCAGCGGCTTAATGCAAAGGCGGTAGATCCTTGCCGCGAGCTTTCGCAATCACTCGCGATTGGTAGTCGGAAACAGCCTCAAACAGGGACTCCGCCAGCAGGCGAAGGCGCTCCACCTCTTCGCGTGGCGCCCCGTAATCCTGAGCCTTGTGGTACTTCCGCATGGCATCAATGGCCTGCTGAATCAGCGGCTCGCCGGCCTCAACCATCCCAATGAAGCTGCGCTTGTCCATGCTACCGCTCCGCTCAGACGTTAATCACCGAGCTTCAGAGCTTAGCAGAATGGGCAATCGGTCAGTCACGCTGCGCGGACTTATCAGAATCGTCTGATCTCATAATTGGCGCTCGCCCTCATAGCATGTAGCGCCGATTAACTTTACCTACCAACCATCATGCATAATTTGAAGCCGACCAGAAAGCACGCACGCGCGCAACATAAATCACTCGCTGCTTTATTCATAGGAGCTTTGATGTCAGTTACGGCGTGTACTCCCATTCATTGCGAGAAAAGCGCAACACCCAAAGAATATTTTACAAGCAGTTACTTCAACAAAATTCACAATCAACTTAGGCACGAGCACCCCGAGTTCAATTGGAACTTCGTAAAGAGCCCCAACTAACCATGCCCTCGTATGAATCGCGCCATATCATCCTAGCTGCCGCATTTATTGCCAGCGCACCTTCAGAAGCTGCGATATGCACAGCCAATCCCGGTTTTAAGCCGTTAATCATGAATTTTTCGACCAGCAAAATAAACCTCAATATACCTAGAGACACACCCAACGGAACAATGGTATATGAGAGTTTTTTGGGCTCCGGAAAAAACGAGGGAAGCTATCATTGTACAGGACCAAGTAACGTTGGAATCATCGCAAACCCACCCCTTAGTAATCACGCCACAAAAGGGGTTTTATTTGAAATACCCGGCACAGGCCTTTCTTGGTCAGTTGGTGAAAAAAGCTACAATGAGAGAATTACCACAACGACCGGAGACCTAATAACTGGTGGATCCTGGAACATCTCTTTAACAAAAACAGGAGAGATAACCGACACCACCAAAGTTCTAAATGGAACCTTGGGCACATACAGAAGAGATCAATTAGACATAATAAAAATCAATGTAAATCTAACACTTACACAGCAAGCAGCCTCTTGTTCTAGCCCAGACGTGCAAGTAAATATGGGGACAACAAACACCGTGAGCAGCGTAGATTCAACCACACCAAACCTTGTCTCATACAATATCAATCTATTCAACTGCCCAAAAGAAATCAACACAATAAAATATACACTAAAAGCCAACACCCCTATAATTGACGCCGACGCAGGAATTGTCGAATTAACCCCCGACTCGACTGCTCGCGGCATCGGCATTCAGTTATTTGATGGAAATGACCAACCTATCAAGCTTGACCAAGTCATGACATTTACAGACTATACCAGTAACTCTGGAGGCAGCGTTCAAATCCCATTGAAAGCGGCGTATTACCGACGCCCCATACAACTCTAACACCCGGCACAGCAAACTCAAGTGCCACTTTCATAATGAGTTATTTATGAGCTCCGAGCAAAACTACTTATTATGGTAAAGCGTCAACGCATTATAGGACGCCTCGCAGAGCTGCCCTGCTATTAGGGCTCGGTCATACGCTTTCGCCAGCTCTCCCGCTCGTTCATCAGCCCGTGCGAGCAGGTCGGAGAGCACAATGGTGGCGCGGGCGGCGGCTGAATCCGGTAAATCTCCGATGCACCGCAGACAGCGCCTAATGCAAAGGGGGGCAGATTCTTACCACGCGCCCTGGCAATCACTCGCGATTGGTAGTCGGAAACAGCCTCAAGCAGGGACTCCGCCCGCAGGCGAAGGCGCTCCACCTCTACGGGTGGTGCCCCGTAATCCTGAGCCTCGCGGTACTTCCGCATGGCATCAATGGCCTGCTGAATCAGCTGCTCACCAGCTTTTGAAATTCCGGCAATCGTGCGCTTCATCGTCATCTCCCTTGATCATAGCCATACATACCCATTAACCCTACCCGTACGCCTCCTACTCCCAAAATTGAGTCAACCCTAAAAACACTCAATGCGAGCACGGCAATGCATGAACTGCACCATGCTGTATACAAAAGCTCAAAGCGCAGACGTATCAGAATTGTCTGATTCCACTAGCCCAGGTTTGCGGTGTAATTTTACCAGCCATGCACTTAGCATATAACCAACAAAATCTAGAAATAATAGATTGGCCATCCACCGCCCCTCCAGAATTTAGCTGACAAACCTTAATAAATAGTATGTATACGAAAATAGAACCAGAGCGCCCAGGTTTTTTTGACATTTACCACCAAGCCATCTTGCCGACGAAATTAAAAGCCCTGCTATCCCGAGCACTACTCGCACTTCTGTTCATCGCCAATTCGGCGTGGTCATCTTGCACCCTCCTCAGCGGATCAAACCAAACCATCACTTTCCGAACAAAAGATCCAATATCGGTGCCTGAAAATGCTGCTATAGGAACAGAGGTAGCAAGCATTTCTGCGCCCGCGCCAACTGCAATATTTACATGCAACTCCAGCCTGGATAGTATAGGGTTGAAAAGTGCCAATGGCGACCTACCAGCCAATGGCATAATCCCCTTCGGCAATACTGGCTTTGGCTATAAATTAAATAAGGTGCTGACTTATCCGTATGAGCCTAGCACTACCGTTGATTACTTCTTTCCGCCTCCATTCACTCTTAAAATATACAAAACTGGTCCCATTAAGAAATCCACATCCATTCCTGCCGGACAATTTGCCACTTATATAGCTGGCCAACTTACAATTTTTACAGCATCCCTAGACTCGGAATTGGTAGTTGAAGCTGGAAGTTGCGAACTATCCACTACAGATGTGAACATGGGGGAGTACATTTTATCCGATTTCGCTGGGGTCAGCTCCACCAGCAGACCCGTAGAGTTCACCGTAGAACTGAGAAACTGCTCTGGAAGAATCGATAAAGTTAAATATGATATGATCCCAGGTCCCGGCTGGCTGGATCAGAAAAATGGCATCATGATGCTGGACCCTGGCAGCGTCACAGGTCTTGGTATTCAAATTCGCAAGGACGGACAGCCGGTAAACTTCGCCACTGACAATGAATTATTACCACCGATAGGTGCCAGTGCTTCCTACAGTTTCACCGCTTCATACTACCAGACTGAAAGAGAGGTTGGGATTGGAAAAGCCAATTCATCTCTAACGATACAGGTTTCTTATTTATAATATCTTCAAGGCAAACGACAAATAGCCCATAGCATCCATCACGTCTCCATGCCGCGAGGGTTACTCATCATGCATGGGTTATTGGACAACATCTCAGTGGAGATGCTTCTCAACGGTGCTTTTCACCGCCCTGCTCGGTTTCTTGATCAGGGCATCATACTCCGCCTCACATTGCTGGCCAGCTACTCGGGCACGGTCATAAGCTTTCGCCAGCTCTCCCGCTCGAGCATCAGCCCGTGCGAGCAGGTCGGAGAGCACCATGGCGGCGCGGGTGGCTGCCTGGCCTCGGGCGACAGCGACGGTATCCGTGCCGAGGCAACTGACGGTGGCAGCGAGATTGGCTGCTTCGCCGCGCATCCGCTGGCCAGCAGCATCGGCGCTAACAGCACCAGCATCAGCAGTTGTTCGTTCTTTCTGAGCATGGGCTTTCGCCTCCTCTTGCGCCGTGGCGCGTCGCTGTTCTTCCGCGCGGGCGCCGCGTTCGCCTAGCACCTCGGCCAGCCGGTCGCCGCTATCTCGTTGTGCTGATACCAAGCCGGATTCGGCCCGCTCTACCGATCGCCCGTGCTGATAGGCACCCCAGTAGGACGCCAGCACCAGCGCAAGCAGTCCCAGTCTGATCACAAGGGTCTTCACACCAGCGCCCTCAGCACGCCTTCATCAATCACCGCAGCGTCGTATGGGTTGGCGCCGTTCTCGTGAATGATGATGCTGACGACCATCCCGCGCAGCGTGGCCAGGTTCTTGATGTTGATCGGGTCGACGATGCCTACACCAAGACGTTTGGCCACAGCCGCGGCATAGGCCTTGGTGTCGTTTTCGTTGGCAGGCGCCCAGCGGTTGATGGTTTCCAGTACGGTATCGATGCCCTTCCCGCCCACACCAGGCATGCCGTCCTTGCCCCGGTAGTTGATGAGCAGCTTGCCCAAGGCTCGGATGCCGTTCTCTGGCGTGTCGAAGCAAGCAAAGCGAGGCTTGGGCACGCCGACCTCTAAGCCCAGCTGGCCCTGCCAGGCGTTACGCGGGTTGAAGTCGATATTGCCGGGGTTGTTGTTCCGGACGCCGCGGGGAATGATCATGGGTTTTCTCCAGGCAAAAAAATACCGCCAGATGGCGGGCGGTGGGGTCTAGGTGAATCAGGCCGGCGGAGCGGGCCAGTCGATGCTGGTGGGGTAGCCTTCCTGCTCGGGCAGCCTAATCAAGGTCAGGCGGTACCGCTTCCACTCCCTCAGTAACGCGACCTCCGCCTCAGTTGCCTCCTCGAGCTCGACAGCGTCTTGCAGAGGAGCGATGACGGCGTCAGCGACGGCGCGGCGCTGGGCGAGATCGGCAGTTACCGTGGCGAGCAGTTGATCGGCGGCAGCCTGGGCCTTGGCCTCGGCTGTGATCGCTTGCGACCAATCGATTACGCCATCAGTCGAAGCGAGACGCTCGCCCAGCTCCAGGCCCGGAAGCTGCACTTGGCCGTCGGCTGGGTAGAGGTCAACCGGAAAGCGCGCGGCCTGGGGCGCATCGGCGGAGTGCGGCAACATGAGTGTCAGCACCAAATCGCCATTTATGCGCTCGACCGGGCCGGCCACAAATTCACACCCCACGGCTTCGGCAGGCAGGGTTGCCCCATCACTCAGTCGCGAGAAATCCAGCGCTACGCCGTTCACTTCCAGAGTATCGCCGGCCTTAAAAACCGAGAGCTGGGCGTCAGAGCGAACCGGGGAAAGCTTGATAATCATCAGAACCACCTCCCGATGGCATGAGCGGAAATTTGAACTGCAGTACCGGCGGCCCTTGCCACCATGTCGAAACCCCGCAAGGTAGCCGTGGACCCGCTTGGCGTTCCTGCAAGAGAGGACCAGTTTGCGGCAGAACCCCAGCGGAATGCCCCCGGCGTCACAACCGGTACGCCTGAGAAGGATGCTGGGAACGACCATGTGCGGGTACCTTGGTACACACCACCCGCGTACACAGTGTCGATCGCTTGGTCGGTGACACTGATGCTCATCCAGCACTCCATTGTGCCGTCAGCGAACTTCACGTACTCACCGTTCGCATTGCTGCCACGTTCGATGATCGAGCCAGTAGGCGCGCCGCCGCTCTGACTGACAGTTCCTACAATGTCAGCCACAGCAGCCTTTTTCAGACCCAGACCTGTGCGGGCATCTGCCTGGGTCGTTCCGCCTGTACCACCCTTGGATACCGGCAACACGTTCTCGGTCGAGACGGCACCCAGGCCCGCCAACGTTGCCCCCCATTGCTGGACAATCGCGTTAATGGCGTCCCGGAGACTTTTGTCGTACCCCTGCACCGGTACCACAGCGTACGCACCACCACTGACCGTCGAGCCTTTATAGGCTGGCAGAATGCTCAGCACCGTGGCGCTGGCAATGTTCGTAACTTCGTACCAATTCCCATCAGGGCCTAAGAAAGCATCACCCACACGGGCGTTTGCAGAAAAGCTGGTGCCGGTACCGGTCACCGTGTTTTGGCCAGCCGCGATCACCACGGTGCCAGTTCTGTACCAGGGCATGGATTGCTCCAACAATTAATTGAAAGGGAACGGTAAGTTGTCCGTTTTAATAACCAGGGCTTCTGGATACCTATCCGTCGGAATGCCGTAGTAGCTGTTGTAAGTGACTGGCGCGCCCCAATACATCGTGGTCCTGGCGGCATCGCACGACATGAAGTAGATGCCGCCAGAAGCCCCATATGCCCCGTCCATATGGGCTTGCTGGTAGCTGTGTGCGGGAAACGGGCTGCCGGGCGCCGACATTCCATCCATGCGCCCCTGGCCGAACGATCTGGAGAATGTCGTAGCTGCTGCGAACTCCCCCGAGCCAACCGAGATGAACACGCGAGCCACGCAGTAATAAGGACCGGAGTTGATGAAGCGCGTTGCGAGCTTCGTCGCGCCAGCAAAAGGTACGCCGTAATTGGCCGTCCCATTGACGACCGTTGGCGTGGGTGGGGCTGGAGCCGAGACCGTGGCCACGATATTGAGCGGGTACTGCAACGAGTTGAAGGTCAGCGTGCCCGCTTCGTCGTAGCACTTCAGGCCAGCTCCACTCAGCGTGTCCCGCATCGTGTCGAAGTAGTAATACTTCGTCGAAGGACTCGCGCCGATGTAGTAGAAGGTCGTGGTGTCGCCCGAGCGAGAAGACCCGCAGGAGATACCCGAGCCGACGATAAAGACAATCGGCGCCACTGCGCCTGTAACGCTGAACCCATGGATGGCGTCGGTGATGGACGACTCGGCATAGCTGCTGCTTTCATTGGGCGGCAGGTTTGCCGACCTGTAGTCCAGACGTGGCCAATTGACCAGCAGCGTCATGTACCCGCTTTTCAGCAGGCCATACGTGATTTTCTCCGTGTCGAACAGAAGGCTGCCGTCCTCCTTGAAGACCTTCAAACCTGCTGACATTTAGTGATATCCGTAATGAATGCGGCAGTTCAGCGAATAGAACCCCCAGCCGCCGGCGTAGGAGTACTGCCAGGCTAAGGTCGCGCTGGAGGCTCCAACGGTCAGGGTCACCCCTGGGCGCTTTCCCAGATACTTGTTCTGCGCCGACAGCTCGGTGATGGCGTAGAACAGCTCCTTGCCGGCTGGAGGCAATGGGATCGAGAGCGACCCATTGGCCGCTCCCGTGTCGACATACCCCATCATCTGGCTGATCGAGCTCGTCATGTCGAGAAGCACCAAGCCGCTAGGGTCATAGACCTTCAGGCCAGTGCTCATACGTTCACTCCGAGGTCAATCGCCAGGTTGCCGTTGGCATGGAATATCCGCAGGCGCTGGTTATTCAGGAGCAAGCGCCCCTGCCCTGCGACTGTCCCGTTGATTTCAAAGGTGCCGGACTTGTTAAGGATCCAGCCCTGCTGGCCCGCCACATAGTTGGTTGAGCTGATGTAGCTGCCGATCTTGGCGTTGGTGATCGTGCCGTCGGCGATGAATGCCTCGTTCATGAACACCTGTCCACCCTGCACGGCGAACGGCGACGAGAGCGTGCCGTTGATACCGTTGACTACAGCGAAACGGTCAGCCGACACCAGGAACTGACTCTGCAACCCGGCCGGCCCGTTCTCGATGCCAAGACCAATGCCTGCCGCCACATACTGGCCCTGAGCGTTGAGCTGCATCTTGACCGCCCACATCGTGCTGGCCTTGCCATCCGCCGTGGCTTGGGCCTGGCTGACGGTCTGCACAGCAGCATTCGTCTGGCCGATCGACGCTTCGAGTGTCTCGGTCTTCCGGACAATCGCCTCTTCCCGCGTAGCCGTTGCTTTCACCTCAGCAGCAAAGGCAGCGGTCGAGTTCCACTGGTTGATCGCCGCGGCAAGGTCGCCTTCGACACTGTCGTCGCGATAAGACGCCCTGAGCACTTGCTGGCTTTCGGCAGCCACAGTGACTTTGCCATCGACCTCGGCGATTTTGGTCGTGTTGGTGCTGACCTGCTGAGCGAGGCCATTGGCCGTGGTAACCGACTGACCGACGTCTATCCAATAGGTCACGTTTGGCGGTGCGTTTGCTCCCGAAGCGTTGGCAGGGACAGCAATCTTAGCCTGATAGATGTGGCCATCCTCGACCACCATCTGGTCCTTCGTATAGGCCAAGCCCTTGTCGTAAGCCTTCAACCCGTCAAGGGCATCAATCTGATCTTGAAGACCTTCGATCTTGTCCTTGAGCTCTTGGCCAAGCATGGACTCGTCAATTTCGCCGCTGATCAGGTCGAGGATGGGGCCTGCATCCGACCCAGACTGACCAAGCACGCCACTACCCAACGGGTACCACGGGCCAATATTTCCGGTTCTATCCACCAGGCGCGCCCAGAAGAAGAACGATACACCAGCAGCCAAGCCCTGCATGACGTACTCAGTTTGCGGGTAAGCCAGGTCCGCCAGCTTGGTCGCTGCCCCCAGGTCGTTCGTCTGGCTGTACCAGAGTTCCGTGCGCTGGGTGTCCTCGGCACCTGGTGGAATGCCCCATTTGAGCGAGATGCTGAAAAGCAGAGAGGTGGCTGTGAGGAATGTTACCGAGGGCGGTAGGCCTTCCTTGCCCTTCAGTTCGGTCAAGCTGGAGTCTCGCCAAATCGACGTGATGTCGAACGAGCTGACGGCTCGAACCCTGGCCAAGTAGGCGCCAGCGTAAATGCCAACCACATCAACCGAGGTGGTGCCGGTGCGCTGCAGGCGGACCCAGTTGCCGTCATCCTTGCGCCATTCGACGTCATAGGCCACCGCACCCTGCACTGCGGGCCAGCTGATGGTCATGGTGCTGACGGCAATGCCCTGATCCACTGCGTAAGCCGAGGTCAGCGTGACGCTGGCCGGCGGTTGCACAGTGGTCACCGGAATGACGCTGATCGGTCGCTCTTCCAGCTTGGCACCGGTATCGATCGCAGCAAACTTGCTGGGGTTGAACTCCAACGCCGTGATTTCGTACTCCCCTTCCTGGGTGCGCACTGTCTTCAGCACGCGGAAGAGTTGCACCGCCAGGTCGTCGTAATCGATGGCCCATTGCAGCTCCGGCTCAGGCTGAACGCTGTAGGCCACGGTCACCGTGACGGCACGGCCACTGACCGACTGGACCGTCCGGGCCTGGGCGGTCCCGTTCGGCAGGTTCAGGATCAACCGGTCGCCAGCCTTGATCGGCGTGTCACGGTCCAGAGTCACGACCCGTCCCGCTGCTGCCGAGATCCGGCCGCCATTCGGCCGCCCCGCTACCAGCTCATCTGCCACCGGGATGACGTAGCCAGGAAGCGGGATACGACCCTCCATGCCCGTCTTGAAGGTGACGGTGCGGTCCTGGCTGTTGCTCAGCAGTGCCCACTTGCCGCGACGCTGGGCTTCGGATGCACGGGTGCAACCGATGGCCGAGATCTCGATGGGTCGGTCGCGGTACCGGCGCTGCAGCGCCAAGTCGGTGACAGGGATAACGTCGGTGTCGTAGTTGTTGGCCGGGTTGTCGTAGCTGACCAGGGCGCGGCTGTAGTGGGTGTTGCGCTCGGCGCCACCATAGTCAAAATTACCGTCGATGACATTCGAGCGAGTGAAGACATAGTCGATGTCCTGCGCACGCGGCATGTCCGCCTGCATGAACAGCGAGCCGTGGGCCCAATACACCATGCCGCGATAGATCGCCGACAGGTCGCGCAGCAGTGTCCAAGCCTCTGCACGGCCCTGCAGGTTCATGTCACACAGGAATCGCGGCTCCAGGCCGCCGCGCCCATCCGACACTAACTGGTCGCAGTATTGGGCGATCCTGTACATCTCCCACTTGTCGACCATCCACGACTTGATGCGCTTACCCAGGCCGAAACGGTCTTCAACGCACAGGCCATAGGTCACGAATGCCGGGTTGTTGGTCCAGGCCTGCTTGAAAGTGCCGTCCCACACACCGGTATAGGTGCGGGTATCTGGATCGTAGTTCGAAGGCACTGGCCAGCGCTTAGCCCGGCAGTCGACGGTCACCGTCGGGATGTTCTGGAACTGCTGAGCATCAAACTCGATGTAGAGCAGAGCAGTATTCGGATAGCGCAGCTTCTCGTCGATGATCTCCGTGTAGCCAGCGATGTTCATCGTGTCGGCGATGGTTCCGCTGTTCGCGTTCGGAGTGATGCGACGGACGCGCATCATCCAGCCGGTGGTTGCCTCAGGCAGGTCCACTCGCACGGAACGCTGGTAGCCACTGGTGGTTTTCCCACTCACCGCGCCTCGATGCGACTCAACGTAAGCGCCGCCATCGGTGGCGATGTCGATCGCATATTCGATCCGGTAGCCGTTCGTGTTGCCCTCGCTATCCTGTTTGGCCAGGCGCGGCCAACTGAAGCGCAGGCGCACGGCGGACAGTTGAATATTGCTCAAGGCTCGCGCCCATGGGCTGTCGCTGCGCAGCTCAACGCCAACCGTGGTTTCGTTCTCTACGGCTGGGATGCCCTGGATGTAGCTCTGATCAATGCTTCCGGGGCGCCACTCCCACTTCACGCCCGGAAAGTTGACGGTGCCGCTGGCGTCCACAATCGGGGTGTTATCGAGGTAAATATCACGGGCTGTCGGGGTGCCATCGAATTCACCTTCGCCTACGGCGAGCAGGATCTTCGCGATGTTCGTCGACTGAAGGCTGTCCGGCGCCTCGACAGGGGTCTTCGGCTTGCTTTCTCCGCCCTTGGCGCCGGCAATATCCAGGTGAGCTGCTGCGCCCATGCTTTCCTCCAGGCAATAAAAAACCCGCCGAAGCGGGTGGTTCAGGGAAAGTCTCTTCCCCCGTAGGGTGGTTTACATCGGTAAATTCGCCGAATCGCTAACTTCCAACCCTGCCAGGCACCATATTTTCTAATGGCCGTTAGCGCGTAGTTGGAGCATGACGGCTCGTAGCGACATGCCGACCTTAAGCGTTGGGGAGCAACACGCTGATAGAGCCGTATCAGCAATATGGAGGCGGTGGTGATCATGCAGGGCGGCGGAAAGAGATCACATAGTAATTTGAAACCTCAGTTTTTTTCCCGAAGAGAGCATCAAAGCAACCGGGCTTCACCGCCACCCCAATGGTATCGACCCTGTAAAATTCCCAACCCTCTTCAGCATGCTTGTTAACAACAGACTGCAGATAAGAGGCGGCCTCGTTGCCTTTATGCTGTTTAGCTTGGACTTCAACGTTCGGGGGTACCTGGACCATTTTGTATACGTACACTGGGGCTGCCTTAGTGATTGCTGATGGATGAAGTCAAAATGCTATCAGCCTCTTCCCCAGTGGCGCTACCTACGATTTATCCTCTGCATAGATCGACGCTGAGATGATCGCACCACCCCACCTCCTTTTGCCGATGCATATCGGGACAGGGTTGCCGCTGGCAGTGGTGTTCTTGGCACTGCCGAAGGCATATGACGGCAGGTTCTCGGGGGCGGCACTCTGCGATAAGCCCTTGGCCTGTGGGCTGAGCATCTGGATGACGCCACCGGCTACCATTGCCACCCCCACGGGCAGAAGGGCTTGGAATCCAGGGACTGGAATGAACGAGGCAGCTATCAATATCGCACCGATTACTGTCTGCAACACCCCGCCACGCTTACTCCCAGCAACGACAGGAACAATCTTGACCACCTTGGCTCCGCCACGACCGAACTCGGCTTCACCAACATTCTTACCATTTCGGTAAATTGCAAAGTTCATTCCCAGACGAGCTAGGCGATCAACCTCCTCTTTGAAGCCTGGTAGCGTGATCGTTAGCGCCTTCAGCAACTCTCGGACGCTGCTAGTCTCCAGAAGCCGTCGATGCTGACGCCCTAGGGCTTTACGCATGGCGCCTGAAAACTCGATAACGGTCATCTCCTGAGTCATACATTTCTCCAGACGAAAAAAAGCCGCCAGGTGGCGGCTCTTTGCTTGAAATCAGATTCAGAGGCAGTTTTTCACGGACGAAGTGATTTTTGATCTGCCTATGCTCATACCAGGCATCCGCTGATAAAGCCTTACCTCGCTACCGCGCGGGCTTTGAGTAATCTCCAGCAACTCGTTGGTCTGTCCGATCGACTCTGCTGAAGAAATCAATCGGTAGCCCGTCAGCGTTTCATTCATTGTTGCGCCAGCTTGTTGCTCTTGCCAACCAGGCAAGACGCACAACGCATATGCCTTGGGCGTTTTTGACGTTTCCGCCTGGATCGTAGGACTGTTCTTGAGCAAATCCTCAGGTGTTGTGCACCCCACCAGCAACACCAGCCCCACCGCGCCGATCAAAAATCGCATGTGATCCCTCCTTGTTAATGTCGGGAATCTATCACAGCCAGGCAGTGTTCATCGCTAGACGAGGCCGACTGAGTTAGTCATCTGGACTATCCTTTCTCACTTCTCTCAGGCTTCCGTACGAGGGACGCAGAGATGAGCGAGGACGATCACCAGGTTTCGCGAGACGTAGCTAAGCACTGGGCAGAGGCCGTTCAGCAGATGCATGCGCACGAGCGGGAAAAAGCTATCCAGCGCGTCGAGGAAAACGAAAAGAAGCGAGCTTGGCATCTACTCCTTTGCAGCACGTTGGGTGCATTCCTCGCTAGTGACCTTGCCGTTGCGACGGACGATGGAAAATGAATCCGTTGATAATGCAAAAACCCAGCGCGGGGGCTGGGCCTCTGTTCGCTGCTTCGACATCAGAGAGATCGCAGCTCAGTGAACGCCTTGGCGATGCAATATGGGATTACGGCCCATGCTAGGCCCATTGCCGCAGCGGCAGCTTCCTGCGGAGCACTGGTTGCAGTATGCATCCCTGTAAAGCCTATGATCGCGCCGATCACAGACATGATGATGGTCACGACCCACATGAATTTGGCCACTTACGCTTTTCCTTTGCTGGTTTGGCCAAGGCAGAAAACCTTTGACCCTGATTGGGCGTTGAATGTAATGCTCACCTGCAAGTGCGTCAATTTGCCATCATCACTTCTGTCTACCCATCCACCCTGGACGGAAAGCCAGTACGCGGCTTGGAGCGGGGCGTAGTAGCGTTGTGCCTTCCACCAAGCGAGCAAGGAGGCCTTTTTGATGACAGATCTTCATAACGAGTTCACAGCAAGTCGCTACTTCAACGCCGAAAGAATCGACAGACGCAGTGCAGACGCCCTGGCAGGCTTGGCTGCCGGGCTCGTTGCTGACAATGTGGTGACCCAGGAAGAGGCCTTTTTTCTTAAGGATTGGATAGAGCATAACCTTGCTCATTTGGATGACCCGGTGATCAACCTACTCTACCGTCGACTGAGCTACATGCTGGCTGACGGTAAGTTGGATGCAGACGAGTCCGCCGACCTGCTGGATATTCTGAGAGGGCTCGGAGGGGTTTCCTCCCAACTGGCCTCGTCCGCGACTTCCGCCTCAGTTGTTGTTTCGCGCCCCACCGATTTACCCTTCTGCGCTCCTCCGCCCTCGCTCTGCTTTGAAGGCAAAAACTTCGTTTTTACTGGGATCATGGCCTTCGGCCCGCGAAAGGATTGCCAGCAGCTAGTTGCTGATCGGGGTGGCATTCTGGGCGGAGCTATCAGCAAGAAGGTGGATTACCTGATCGTTGGCAGCATAGGTAACGAACAGTGGCGCCATGCATCGTATGGAACAAAGATCCTCAAGGCTGTAGAGCTTCGTGAAGCCGGGGCACCAATAGCTATTGTTTCAGAGGACCACTGGCAAAACGCCGTCTTTGGCTAAACCGCTAGGCAAGCCTGACCGACCATCCAGCGTGGATGGAAAACCAGTAACGCGCCATCACTGCGCCATAGTAGTGTCGCACCTCCAATGAACCGCCCCGGTCCATTGCCGGAAAGCCCATGGACTGGGGCATGACGACCTAGGAGGTCAAATTGTCTGCACAAGAAGTATCCGTCGAAGACGTCATCAACCAACTCACCACCGTAGTCTTGGCCCTGGCTCACTCACAGGCCGCCATCGCTCCGGAACATACGCTTGCTCGGCTCGGCGCTGCAGTACTTGCCTGCCAGCAGCAGGGTTATGGCGATCAATATGCGCTGCAGATCTTTGAGAAGGCATTCCCAGGCCAGTCACTGCCGATTGTCGTTTCTTCGGAAGAGCTGGCTAAGATGCAGAAGTAATCAAGTCTTGATTTGAGCTTTGGTGATGGCCGATTGGTAAATCAGTGCGCCACTGATGTAGAGCCGGCCATCATCACCAAGAATAAACAGGGTTTCGGTAGCCTTTGGATCTTTGTTCTTTTGCATTTTCTGCTCCTGCGGCCTTGCCGCTTCACTTCGCGTCCCGGTGACGCAACACAAGGCGCATCCGGTCGAGCCATGGCCCGCCGAATACGATGATTTCCGATGGCCTGCCAAGCAGGTGATGCAGCATGAATGGGCCTGGTCCGAAGATTTCCGCCGCTTCCCCCGGCAGCTGAGCGACGGCGCCCAGGTAAATGCCAGCGTGGTTCGGGTGAGCTGTGCGGCCCACGGCCATGACGATCATGTCGCCGCGTTGCGGCTGGCTGACCTGGTAGAAGCCCGCCGCCTCATAGGCCTGCTCGTAGAGACTGGGGCCGTCCGCCTGCTCCCACCAGCCCTCTTCTCGGGTGTAGGACGGGAAAGCCAGGCCCCACTCACGCTGGTACCAGTCCGCGCAGACCTGCCAGCAGTCCCAAGCGCCGTGCACGAACGGCCGCCCGAGCAGCGGTGCGTGACCGGTGGGCGTAACGGTGCGCAGGTCACCCTCCGGCCACGACAGGATGTACCAGGGCAGCGCCGTGGCCTCGCACATCGCCAGATCGCGGGACGAAGGCCTGCTGGTGGCATCTGGATGCGAGTGCACGATGCCGATCACCTCACCCTGGTCTTCTGCAGCCGCGTACTGCTCCGGTGAGATCCGGAACTCCTCTGTAGGATCGGTAGCGGTGTTGTCGCACGGGATGTACCGCTGGGCGCGTCCCACGGCGATGAGCAGACCGCAGCACTCGCGCGGATACTCAGCCGCTGCGTGCGCTTGCACGGCGGCGAGGATGTGTTTGCGCATGGTCAACTCCGAGCAATCAGTGAAACAGCCGGGAAGCCTCCGAAAGGCAATTGGTTGCCCTGGCCGTGGCGGACAGTGCAGCCAGAGTCCAAACAGCCATTGCACTGGTCCTTGGCCGGGTCATCCGTCGGGTTGCCGTCGAGGTCGTAGTAGGGGCCGGTGTAACCACAGTTCGGACCTCGGTAGCCGGCTGTCATTGCCCAGTGACAAAGCTGGGTCATCTGCCGCCCAATGGACTCGCCGCCAACATCCCCAGGACTAGCCAGCTCCCAAGCGACCGTGGTGCCGTTCTCCGACACCTTCTGGTCGATGTACCAGACCTCGATGGCTTCCTCGGTTGGGTCGGCATCCGGGTTGCCTGCCGGAAAGTTCACCGCATCGAGGTACTGCGCCATGGTATGACGCATTGTCAGCTTGAACTCGAGCAGATCGTCGAAGGCCAGGCACAGGGCTGTGATCCGGCCGTTGACGTTGCCCACGGTCAGCGTGGGGCGCACGGCGGTACCGTCCGAGTTCGCTTCGATGCCCTCGATCTGCATGGGCCAGGCGCCATACTCGTTGCCCTGCCACCAGATAGACTTGGCCGGCAGTTGATCGGCATTTGCGCCGGCAACTGCCAGTTCCTCGGAGATGTGCGGTATTGCATGCCCGTGGAACCGCAGAATATCGGCACCGAAGTCCGAGCCATCCAGCTCAAACAGCAGTACCTCGCTGCCAGGCTCCAGGGTCTGGATGTCCTTGATCAGTGACATGCGACGTCCTTATGGGTGGAATGCCCGCTCAAAGGTTGCGGAGACCTTGAACCGACCGCCACCCACGGGCGTGGGCTTAGGATCGGTGCAGGTAAACAGGCCCAAATCACCGAGCGGAGTGGACCACAGAAAGGCCTTCGCGCCGCCGTGCCGATCGAAGAACTCCATGATCTTGCGGACCTGGGCCTTCGTGCCGGTTACGGTGATCGGATAGCTGTCTTCCTTGTTGTTGGGGCCGTCGCCCACCACCTGCCGGTACCCGCCGCCAAACTTGGACTCGCGGACACGGTAAGTGATGTCCGGCATTTCGCCGCGCTGCGTCGGCCAGCTGAACGTCTCGATTGCCATCAGCGCCCTCCTTTAGTGTTTCGGTAGCTCACGCCGCCGGGGCGCCAAGAGTCTGAAACAGCCTTCTCGGCAGCGAGCTGCATCTGTTTCTGCATATTCTGCTGGAGGAGCGTTTGATCGAGCTCCATGCCTTCGCCGCTACGATCCGCAATGGCTACGCTGACCGGAGCCGACACGCTGATCATCGTGCCCGATCTGCTCGCCGCGGCGAGGGATGGAGTGGGTCCAGCGCCTAGTGGAGTGATCGAGCCGCCCTGGTCACCCATCATCAAGTAGGTCTTGCCCCCTTGATTGAGCAGCTCAGGCCCCAGCTCGTTGACCTGATAGAGCGAATTCGCAGCTACCGGACCGCCGGCCGCGCGCTGACCGGAGACGAAGCTATCCATGATCTCGGGGGCGTAGCCGGCCTGTGTCGATCCCGCGGACGTGGTTCCGCTGCCGAACCACGCAGAAACAGCCGTGCTACCCCAGCTAACCAGGCTGCCCAGGAGACCCGAGGCAGCGCGTTGCGTTTCGATCCGGACCATGTCAGCAAGGATCGACTTGGTGAAGTCGGTGAACGATAACTTGCCGGTCATGGCGAAGTTTACGATCGCATCCTCCATCGAGCTGAAGGCGTTGGTGAACAGGGACTTCGTCTGCCCGGCGACATCCCGTGCTTGGTCTAGGTAATTCTGGAAGGCCGACGATGCCCCCTTGCGCCAGTCGCCCTGTGCGGCCGTCATCTGGTCGTAGTTGGCGATCGTGGTTTCCTGCAGGTCCTTCTCGGTCTTGCTCAGCGCTGCCAGCTTCTGGTTGTACTCATCGAGACTCATACCGCGAGAGCCATCGCCATACTGGTTGGCCAAGTCCAGACGCTGCTGGTTTATCCGGTCGGTAATACCGTTCTGCTGGTCCTGTAGGCCGCGCTGCCGATCACCGAGACCAAGGCCGTCTGCTGAACGTTGCCCCTGCAGCCTCAGCGCCAAGACCTGCTGGTCAAGGGCATCGGTATAGGTCTGCACCGCCCTGGCCTGCTTGGCCAGCCGGCCCTGCTCATTGGTTGCCAGCACCGAGAGCTCGGTGTCGGCGTCCTTCTGCGCCTTGACCATGGCAGCGCGGGCATCCGCGATTTTCTGGTCAAGCTGGATTCGCTGCTGGGCGCTGGTACTGCTGCGCCCCTTGGCCTCCTCCAATGCCGTGATCTCGGCCTCGTAGGCGTTCGTGACCTCGGCCTTCTGCTGCTCGATGATTACGGCCCGCTGGGCTGCGTACGACTCTTGCGAGATCAGACCGGCCTTCTGCGCTGCGTCCAGCTCCTTCTGGTGGTTCTTGTACTCGGTCAGGATGGCATTCAGCGCGTTCTTCTGGTCGTTGAACCCGGAGAGGTCGACTGACGTGGTCCGCCCGGCAGAATCCTTGAACTGCTTGGCAATGTCGGCTTCGACCCGTGCAATTCGCTCCGGCTTCAGCCGCTCATCATCGGGGTTCTTTAGCCGGATTGCCTCGAGCGATTTCCGGTATTCCTTCAGTTTTTCTGCGCGCTTCTCAGCGTTCGTCCAAGCGGCCTTTTCCAGGGCGTCTACTTTGTCTGTTGCGACGATTGCGGCCTGCTGGCTGCGCGCCTCGTCCGCTTTCGACTTTGCAATGCCTTCCTGCTCCTTACGGAAGAGCTGCAAGGTACGTAGCCGGTTTTCATCCTCCTCGCGGGTGGTGCCGCGCTCCATCAGATTCGGATTGTCTTCCCCGATTATCGGAATGGCGCTATAGGATTGAGGATCCGCCAGTTTGCGCTCGAGCGCCTCGATTTGCTGTGCCAGAGTCACTTCTCTGCCAACGTTGTACGTTGCGTCGAGCGCTCCAGCAGCTGCGGCCTTGATTCCCTTCCAGGCCTTCTCAATCAGCCCAAGATTTTCCGTGATTTGCCCTGAACGCTCCTTGATGGTGTCGGCGTACGTATCGGTGAGAAGCTTCGCTGCACCGATGGTGTCGCCCTGCTCCTTAAGCGCAACGATCTGCGAGTAGGTGGAAGCAGTGAGGAAGTTGTATTGCTCATTCAGCTCCTTGGCCGCTGCGACCGGGTCCTTGCCGATCTTTACAAACTCTGCGACGGTCTCCTCCACTGCGCGGCCTGTAGCATCCCGCCATTCAAGCGCAGCCTCGGTGATCTCGACAAAGCTTCCGGCGGCAACCTTTCCGCTACCGGCCAGCTGAGTCAGCACCTCAGCAGCGGCGCCGGTGGTCCCCACCGTGGCCGATACCTGAGCAGCCATCCCAGACGACCGGTCAGCAGTAGTGCCTGCCGCGTTGCCGGTGGTGATCAAGGCCTTCTGGAAGCCTACTGCCTCTTCACTGCCCTTGTAGTAGGCATAGCCCAGCACGCCAACGGCAGCTGCGGCGACAGTGAACGGGTTCACCAGGCCCATGACGTAGCCGCCCAGGGCCTTCACGGCCGGGCCCACGCCCCCGAACATGTCCTTTAGCTGCCCGCCCTGCTGCAGTAATACCTGGAGCGGCGCCTGGCCGCCCTGCAGGGACACCACGATGTCGGTGAACTGCGCCGGCACGCCGCGTAATGCTGCAGCCGTGGCCTTGGCCGACATGCCGGTCTTGTTCAGCGCGGCATCGGCGCCGCCCAAGGCGGTGCGCGCCTGGTCGATCTTCGTCTGGTACTCGCCGAAGGTCTCCGCATCGAGCGCGCCACTGGTGCGGAAGCCCTTCAGCTTCTGCTCCATCTGGTCCAGCCGGCCCATTGCTGCGACGGTCGGGTCGATCTTGCCCAGCAGCTCTTCCAGCGCGTGACCTTCTTCACGATACGCTCCGGCGGCCTTTTTCGCGGCCTCCGCCTGGCGCTCCTCGGTAGCGATTAGGGCCTGGGCCCGGCTATTGATGGCTGCCTGGCGGCTGGCACTGTCGGACAGAACGGCGTTCGCCTGGGCGGTGACCTCGGCGCTGTGCTCGGTCGCCCGGTTGAGCGTTTGAACGTACTGGCTGGCCTCCAACGAGGCCTTGGCTACGGCCAGAATCCTGGCCTGCTGTTCGTCGGCGGACTCGGCAGCGCGCCGGCCGGCCTGGGCTCCGGCATCCGTGGCGCTGGTGAGCGCCTCCTGCACCTTGCCAGCCTGCGCGGCCTCGGTCCGAAACGCCCCCATGTTCGCCGCGGCGCTGCTGAACGCCGTGGAAGCGCTGGTAACGGCGCGCCCCACGGTGGCCATCTGCTGCGCCAACTCTGTCTGCTTGACATTGAGCGCCTGCAGCTCCTGCACAATCTGCCGGGTGTCACCCTGCAGGCTGCCCAAGGCAGTCTCCCAGGCACGCCCGGTTCGTCCAGCCGACTCCTCGCTGCGCTTGCCGGCGTCCGTCAGCTTATCGAGGTTGTCCTTGGCCTCGACGGCATCACCGGAGTCGATCTGAAGACCGAGAGAGGCAATGGTGGTCATGATCTACTCCATCGATTCGGCCATGACGGCCAAGGCCTCAACCTCCATGACGCGGAGATCGGGAAAAATGTCGGTGAGGTCGCGGCGCTTGATGCCGAGCATTGAGGCGGTTGCAGGAATAGCGGTGTAGTCCAAGCCGGACGGGCCGCCCGAAGCCACCCGCCACTGTGTGCCCAGCGCATCGAACAGGCGGAAGGCAGGCCAGGCATCCGGCAAGACCTCCACTACCTCCTCCGCGATGTCATCAAGGGTCAGCCCCAGCGCCGCCAGTTGCTCAGCGGACGGGCCGCGCTCATAGCAAGCCCGGGCCGCCGCCCTCAGTTTCCCAGTCGGGCCGGGCTGTAGGCAGCCTGGTAAGCGTCGATTACCGCCTTCGGTGCCCCGGTGCAAGTGCGCACCAGGTCGGCGATAGCCTCGGAACTGAAATCGTCCTCCAGGTCCCAGCCTGTGACGATCTCACCCAGCTGCTCAGCTTGCAGGGCGATTTCACCCGTGGTGACCTCCTCCCACGTCGCCCCGTCCTTCTGTGCCTTCTCCGCCCAGGCATCACGCGCCTTGTTCCAGCGGTCGAACATTGCCGACAGGGCCACACGGTCCATGTAGCGGAACTGGAATTCGACCGGCGCCGGCTCGGCGCCAATGCGCGGAACCTGCACCACGGCAACAAACGTGGGATTCTGCGCGATCTTGATCTTCGCCATGAGGGCTCCTTACGCGCCGGCCAGGATGCGAATGGGACGGCCCGACAGCGCGATGCTGATGGTGCGCGTCATCAGGCTATTTCGGTCCATGGTCGGGCTGGTTGTGATACTCACGTAACCTGGGTATAGGATCTGGTCGCCACCCGGCAGCTTGAGACGCACGACCACGAGTTCCTTGTTGTCACCGTAGTTTTCAACCAGCGCGACATACGCGGCGGACGGCTGGTCCTCTACCGTGATAGACAGCGTGATCGGGTTGCGGTTGGTCGGGAACTGGCGGTCATCGTCATCTTCCAGATACCCCACGGTGAGGTATTGCTGCTCACCACCGGCCGAGGTGAACGCAGTCACCTTGGAGATCTGCGCCCAGCCGGTCACAGGGAGCACCGAGCCTACGCCGGCCCCAGGGGTGTATTTGTCCACGTTGGTGGTGTTGAGGCCTTTCAAGGCGAAGCTGTCGGCGGCCACGTTTGCGGCACTTACGGCGCGGTCAGCGATGAGCGCCCAACCGGAGCTGACCAGCAGTACTTCGCCATTCACGATATCGTGACCGATAGAGGTGGCCACCGGTGGCGCGGCGTTGGTCAGGGCGGTAAAGGCGACGGCGGCGCCAAAAACGCTGGCGATTTCCAGCACAGAGCCGTTCGGCAGCGGGAATTTTGCGGCCATGAAGTGTTTCCTCGTTGTTGCCCGCCTGGCGGCGGTTGGTTATGCCCCAGCGGGCGGTTGGTCCGCGACACCGCGGTAGGTGAAGCTGGCCGACACCGTGTAGGTCGCCGACTCGGTGATGGTTGGGCCCTGGTCAACTGGCTCGGTGACCATGCCTTCAAAGCCGTTGCGGCTGAGCGCCGAGTCCACCCGGAACAGGCTCGACAACTCACCGACTAGAGTCTCAGCGGTAGACAGTGGCTCGCCCGCCGGGCATACGATGCTGACCTGGTAGGCCCCGGCGTACTCGTAGGCCTCGCCGCCCAGGTAGCGGCAGGTGGTGCCAGCCGGCAGTTGGAAAGCCTGCAGGTAGGTTTCACCTGGTTGAGCCTCAAAGGCCTGCTCGAAGTTCGCGACCCGGATTGGGCGCGCCGAGGCCCAAGCCATCAGCTTGATCTCGATGGCCTGTCTGGCACGTGCTTGGCTCATACGCGGTTGTTCCTGATGGCTTCGTCGACGATGCGTTGGAAATTGGCCAGGGTCACCCTGACCATGCCGGCCGGGGCCTGCGACGAATGGCCGTACTCGAGCGGAATGGCGTACGGCAGGTTGTTCACGATGTACGCGGTCTGGCCGATCGTCAGGGCCTGCACTTGGGTGATGAGCGCGGTAATAGCCTCGCTACCCGACGGGTCTACTCGGTCGAGCTCCTCAGTCGCCGGCGAATCGATTGAGAGCTGCCAGTTGCCGCGGAACCGTCCGCCGACGTAGCCCTGACCTGCTACCAGACCATTGGTGGCGAAATTCTGCTCGCGCTCGGTCTTGGTGAGGGGTTTGGCGTACTTCACGCCTTTGCGCAGATTACCGGCCTTGGTGAAGTTGTCTTGAATCAGATTGATCAGGGTGTTGCGTACCGCGACCTTGAAGTCGTAGTCGTCGGCAGCCTTGTTGGCCTTGGCCCGGTGGGCCACGTTGGCCGCCCACAGCTCCGGGTTGCCGACCGGCGACATACGGATCACGCTTCTGCCGATCTCGATCACAATCTCGCGGAAGGTGGCGTCCAGGACTTGCTCCGCCTGCTCGGCGAATGCCCGGATAGCCTCGGCGAAGCCGCCTTGCTGACCACCGTACCGCTGGGCCATGTGAGAACCGCGCGCCATATCACTTCCTCAGCTGGATAGTCCAAGTGGCCTGGACAGGGTCCTCAGACACGTTGAGGGCGCGGTATCCGCTCACCTGGTCGCCGATCTTGGGCGCTGCCAGGGCCTCGGTGACAGCGCCGGTCTGCCCCTCGAATAGTTCGCTCTGGAGTACCAACAGCTTCACATCCTCGGTCTGGATGCGGGTCCCGTCGATCTCCTTGGCCAGATAGCTGCCGAACACGCCGCGCCCGGTGTAATGGATGGTCGAGGCAGGGACGGTGCCTCCGATCTCGGGGTCATATCCACCTTTGACAGTGCGACTCCCTGCAACGGGCTTCACCGCATCGGCCAGGCCATCTGGATCGTCGAACGCTTCCGCCAGCTCGGCCTGGAGTTCTTCGCGCATGCCCATGGGTCAGATCCTCTTGAGCATTACGGTGCCGGATCGACGGATCCAGGGATCGATGAGGTCGAGGGCGAAGTTTTCACCCGCCGAGCGATCGACAGACCCCGCGACGTAAGTCTTGCTGGTCGAGGTGCCGGCCTGGGCCGATACGGTCTTGCTCTGCACCTCGCGCTGGGTATCCTTGTAGAGCTTGCCGGCTGCGGCCAGCTTGGCCACCTGCGCGCCAGCACTGACGATGGCGTCCGGCACCGGATCTGGCACCGCCCGTTTGATCTTGGCCGTGAGCCAGGCGTTGGCCATGGCAACGGCGATGACCGCATCATCGTCACCTGCCCAGCCCTGCCCGAGCGCCTGGTCAACATCAGCGACGGTGATGAAGTCGGTCATGGCTTATTCCTTCGAAGGGATGAGGGCCTGCAGCTCGGGCTTGTTGAGGGCCGGATCAAAGGTGATGCCTTGCGCCGTCAGCCACTCCTTGAGCTCCGGCACCTTCATCTTGTGAGGGTCGGTCTCGTCGCCGCCCTCCTCCTCCTCGATCGCCTTGTCGATCTCGGCCTGGCTGCTGACCGGGGCATAGCCGTTCGGTGGGTAAGCCGACGCCTTGTAGCCCTCTGCCATCCATTGGGCGACGGTGGGGCCGTCCAAGCGCAGCCCTTCCTCGATCTCGGTGACGCTGATGCCCTGGCGCTGGTACGCCTCGCCGATGTGCGGAGCATCGCCCTGAACGGACACTGAGGTAGCGCCGTCGATCACGCCAAAGAACTGGTCCAGGCGGCGATAACAGGTGCCGCGCTCGGTGCCCGGGGTGTTGGTGTAGATGACTTTCATGCTGATCTCCTGCGCAGGGCGCCAGGCCGGCGCCCCGCATCATGCGTCAAGGGGTGGCGGTGCCGCTGATGACCGCGGCGAACGGAACCTGCTTGCGGTCGAAGACGCGCTTCCAGTTTGCTGCTGCAGCGTACTGGGCCGCGGTCGGGCTGAGGTTGCGGTTCTCGCTGCCCTGCCAGCTGAATCCGGCCGGCTGCAGGATGAAGGTCTTGCGCTCCCACAGGACCTCGGCGCCACCGCCGTTGCCGCCGCTGGGTTTGCGCTCCAGTTCGACCGGCTTGGTCGGATCGCCTTCGCCGTAGCCGAAAGCACCCTGACCGAAGAACAGCGACAGGTACTGGCCCGGCGCGTAAGTCAGGGCGTCGTCCATGAACACCGGCTTGCCCAGGTAGGTCGCCAGGATGATCTTGCCCTGCGAGTCGCGCAGATACTCGATCATGTCCTGCTTCACCATCTGGTTCATGACGACAGAGTGCACGCCGATGGCGGCGAACATGTCGGCGGCGTCGCCGGCGGTGAAGGCGGCGTCTTGGAAGGCATTAGCGCTGATCGAGGCGCCCGAGTCCTTGACCATGTCGCCGCCGTTCTGGGCGATGTTGGCTGCGATGATGCCGCGGCCGGCGCCCATCAGATAACGCTGCCACTGGCGGGTCCAGTAGGTGCCGAAGCGGTTGCGGATGTGCTGCATCGGCTCGGAGTTGGCCAGTTCGGCAGCCAGGTCGGAGACACCGTAACCTTTGTTGAGGTACAGGGTGCGGGCACGCATGCTTCCCTGCTCAGCTTTGCCGACAGCGCCTTGGTCGTCAGGATCATCGTTGGAGATGTTCGGCGCCTCGTCGGCGTCGAGATCCTGCCAGTAGCTGATCTCGGAGGTGCCTTGGCCATTCTTGGCGATATCGTCCAGGGTGGCCGAGCGGGTGATGATGCCCGACTCGAAGACGGCGGTCTTCTCTGGAGAGTTCACCGGCTCCAGCGTGCCGTAGTAGTCGGAAACGAAGATGTCCGACAGTCGGGTGGTTGGCATGAGTTAGGTTCCTCGGGTGGCTTGGAGTTTTTTGAATGCTTCGGGGTTGTCACGAGCCATCGCTGCGCGTTCGGTCTCGGTGTACTCACCCCACTTCTTCGTGGCCTTGCCACCGTTGTCGCCGGTCTGCCCGGCTCCCTGGGCCCTTGGCCACAGGTGTGATGCGGTTTCGCGAAGCGATTCCGCCCATTCGAGGGGAGACAGCGGGGTCTTGCCGTCCTTCCCGTACACGACTTCGCCGTCAAGGTCGGTGGCAATGGGCTCGCCGTCTTCGCTCAGTTTGAAGGTGCCTCGGGCTCGAAGGATGATGTCCTCGGCAGCCTCAGGCAGCGCACCGGCCTTGATGGCGGCCGCGCGGATGGAGTCAGCCAGCACCTTGTCGCTGTACTTGGCGGCGAAGGCTTCGGCTTTGTCCGCACGCTCGTTGGCGGCCTTGACCTGCTTGTCCAGATCGGTGCGCAGGCGCTCGGTGCGGCGGCTGATCACTTCGTCCAGCTTGCCCTCGGCGATCAGCTTGGTCTCTTCGTCCTGGCCGGCCTTTGCCAGCAGGCCCTTGACCGCCTCGATGTCCAGGCCGTCGAACTGACCTTTAAGTTTGTCCAGCTCGGCCTTGATGGTCTTGTTGTAGCCAATCAGCTCAGTGTTTTTGGACTTGAGGCCCGCGACCTCGCCATCCAGGAATTTCTGTACCTCGCCGCCCAGCGCTGCTGTCAGCGCGGCAGTTTGGCTGTCGTCGAGGGTGAGGCCGTGGGCGGCCGGGTCGAAGTCAAAAGGCATGTGGCTATCCCCTGGGGATTGATGGGCCCACCTTGCGGGCATAAAAAAACCCGCCTTGGCGGGTTTGGTTTAGATCCAGTTGTCGTATCTGTTGAGAAGGATGTTATCCATCTGGCGAAGGCTTAAGGGTTTCCGAAGCTCTCCTTCAAATAGATCCTTAGCGTCCAGATAAATGCTCACATATTGACGGTAGTTTTTTGCAGAACCGGCAGTGGTAAAAGCGAACACCCATTCTTCCTCTTGCGCTACCCACTTGAGAGCTTCTCGCGCCCTAGAATCCATCATCGGAAAATGGTTGGGTCGATGGAAGTGCAGATACTTGGAAGCGAAGCTGCTGCAGTCTCGGCCGGTGAGGCTTGTAACCGCCTCACAAAGTCGGGCATGCACCTTCACCACCTCAGTGATTGAAGATCGCGAAATAGCACTGTCCTCCGGCAAAAGCTGAAGCAGTTCCTCAACCATGGATTTAGAAATGGTATCTGCAAGCGCGTGGTAGAACGAGCCAGATGGGATAGGGCCATCCTTCACAGCCCGACGCTCGGCAGAGGCAGCCAAGCTTCGGCCGATAATGAGCGCTTTGGATGCGATCTGAGCCGGATCGGTATTGCTGGGATTATCACGCACGAACTGGTAAAGCATGCGGTTTGCAGGGATGAAAATTCCACAACCCTCATCCGTACCGATGAAACTCTCAGTTAAATATTCCCTAGGATTAGTAGCTGTCAGCATGCGCATCTCCTTAAGTGGATAGACACGATACCGTAGCTGCGCAGTCGATCAATCCAAACCAGCCCGCGCAAACGCCAGAGGCTCCAGCTCCTTGAGCGAGTCCAGTGTCAGCGGCTTGAAGTTCTTGTCCAGCTGCATGGCAGCGAAGCGCTCGGCAGTCAGCCCACCATCTCGGAACAGCTTGCCGCGCACCGGCCCCAGCGCAGCGTCCTGGAAGGCCGCTGGCTGCGTTTTCAGCCACTGGTAGTAGCTGAGGCTTGCCGAGACCTGCCCGCCGCCAGCAGCGCCCACTGCTGCCCTCGTGGCGCCTTGCCCAAATAGCGCCGACACCCTGGTGATTGGCGTGATGGTGGTCCGGCAGTGGATGTGGAATGGGGGCACCGGCCCCTTGCCCATCTCGAACTCACGGCCGTCCATGCTCCTGCACTGCACGCTGGTCTTCCGGTCTAGGGTGGCGACGATCCGGTACCCGGGCACGACATCGGAGTTCGCCTTGAGTGTTTCCATGCGCGCTGTGGTGGCCACATGCTGGACTGCGGTCTGGACTACAGCCCGGGCGCTCCGGTTCGTGACCGCCAGTATGCCGTCCGTGAAATTCTGCGCCGCGGTACCGCGCACCGCCAGGGTGATCTCGGCGTTGGTCTGGCCCTGCACGACACCCATCCGGATGGCGTTGGTGACCCTGTCCGCTTCAGTGCGGGTCCATCCGTTCAGGAAGGGCTTGAGCAGCTTGCCACCATCCACCCCGGCCACCTGCAGAGGCTGCGTATTGATCGCCGCCCGGATCAGGGAGTCGGCTGGCATAGCCGCATCGATCAGCAGCGCCTTCGCCAGGCTGCGGCCTTCGAATGCAGCTTCGTACTGCGCGATATCCACCAGGTCGGACTGCATCCGGTCGCTAAAGGCCTTGTAGATTTCCAGCAACTTGCCACCCACCCGGCCAAGAAACTCCTCGAGCCGGCTGCGACTGTAGGTGGTCAGTTCCTTGCGGGTGAGCTGGTCGCGGACATGGGCATCTGCCCGCCGCAGGACGGTCTCAAACTTCTTGACCTCGCCAGCCTTGAGCCGCTCAAGAAGCACCGAGTGGCGGCTGACCTGCTCCAGCAGCTTCTCGTCGGCCGTTTGCTCCGGTTTCGTCGCCATCTTCATGGTCCAGGTCAATTCCAGCTGCGCCGCGGTCGTCGCCGATCAGTTCGGCCTCTTCGTCATAGGGGTGCTCGGGCAGCTTTCCAGTGGTCAGATACTGCCAATACGTCTCGGCACTGATGGTGCCGGCCATGACACTCTTCTGCAGCTCAGCCAGCACCTGTGCGTCCACCACTGGCATCACAAATTCCGGCTTGACCTTGAACGCGACTTCGTCCGGGTTGTAGCCCGTCCACTCCGCTGCGTATCGCAGGGCCTGCTCGATGCCGGCCGCGGCGGTGATGACGATACTATGTAGCGTGGCGTGCTGGTCGTTCTGGCGTGTCTTTCGGGCCTCGCCCGACTCCGTGCCGGAGACATCCATAACCTTGGCGCCCGCCTCAAGGGCGGCGTTCTTCTGGTCTTCCATCGCCGTGCGGACGGCCTGAATGCCAGCGCCCTGAAACTCCAGATAGCCGCACGCCCCACTCGGACCCAGGTCCCATGCCGCCGATGGGCCGGTGACGCTGAGCTCGACGCTTTCATCCAGGCCGGACACCCACGGCTGCGGGTGGCTGGTCTGGTGCAGCGCGGTGAAGTAGTCGGCACTGAGCTGGTACGACTTCAGCGCGGCGCGGGCCATGGTCAGCAGCGGGATCTCATCCACGTCGGGCGAGTTGTCGGTGGAGCCGCAGTAGATCACCGGGATGTAGCCCAGGCCGCGCACTAGGTTGTTGCTGCCGTCGACGGTACCCAACGGGCGATCGTCCTCGATCAGCTCGCCGGCCTCGTTGCGCACGCCAGTGCGACAAACCGCGCCGTCCATGTAGAACTCACGGTAGACCGTCTCGCATTCGTGGCCGTAGCGGTCCTGCTCCTTGCGCCTGAACTCGCGGAAAACCGCTAGCACCAGGTCCTGCCGCCCGCCTTGGTCGGCAGTGTCCCAGTTGATGGCGTTGCGCACTGCGTAGGTGGCGAAGTACGGCTGGCCCTGGTCATCGATGTTGACCACCAGAGGCACCCGGCCGTGGGAAATGGCCTGGCGCACGATCCGAAGGAACAGCTGGGTCAGGCCGAAACCATCTGCCGTGGCGTTGTCCTCCAGGCCCTTCAGACCCGAGGGCAGCTTAACCTCGGGGATCAGCCGCGAGACCAGCCCCATCATCGAGCGCAGCGAATCGCGCACCCAGTGTTCGTACTGGGCCCGGTCGGTGTAGTTACGGTAGAGGTACGCATTGCCCTGGCCGTCCAGCTTCTCAGCCTCGACCATGCCGCTGGGCTTGGGTAGGTTGCGCGGGCTGCGCTTAATGGCGCCCTCACCCTCCAGGGCGTCGTCCATCATCCGCCACTCTTCTATGTGAGCGTCGTAGTCTGGGTTGGTGGATTGAACAGGCATTACGCCAAACCTCCGATGCGGCGGGTGCCGGCGGACTGAGTCTTGATCGGGAACCGCTTGGCTATGAAGTAACCGGCGGCGTCATTCATGTGGTCGTGTCCTTTCTTGGGGTCCTTGTCCGGTTCACCCTTGTCGGTGTAGGTCTGCCGCTCCAGGCACTGGGTAAGCTGCGGGCACTGGTCGATGTTCACCTTCAGGCGCCGCTCACCGTAGGTGTTAAGGAACATGGCGTTGACCGCATTGATGCGATCCTTGACGCCGGGGTTCTGCGAGTCGACCACCACGGTGAAGCCGGCCTTCTTGAGCAGGGAAAGGTCAGATTCACTGGCGTTCTTGCTGCTGGTGTTCTGGCCGCTGGCGTCTGGATACACGGAGATGCTGTGACCGGAAAAGCGAACCTTGATCTTCTCGATCATCTCGGGCGTATCCCGCACCGAATGGAACTCATCCAGCGCCAGCGGCATGCCGTCCCGGACCACGTACACTACGGCGGCCATCTTCATAACGTTGAAGTCCATGCCGATGTGCAGCGCCTCGCCGGGCTTGATGCGTTCACTGGTTCGGCACTCGGCGCGGTCGAAGGTGTAGTAGACGACACCTGCATAGTTCTCGAACCCGGCCTCGTATTCCTGGCGGAATGTGCGCGGGTCCATCTTGCGGCGGGCAGCATCGAGTTCGTCGGCCGGGACGTTGCCGCCCTGCAGCGATGTGTACTGCCAGCTCTTGTGATCGGGTTCGCCGCCTGGCTGCCCGTCACGGTAGGTGTCGTAGCAGTGGTTGAAGCCCTTCGGGGTCCCGATCCGCAGCGCATGCCCGCCCTTCCTCGACTCCCCGGTCTGAGGAATCGTGTACTGGCAAGTCGAGAGCATTGGCCTGAGCACTTCTTCCCAGGCTGCCCACGGGCAGTCCGCCCATTCGTCCACCAGGACGAAGAACAGGCCGGAGCCCCGCAAGTTGTCATAATTGTCCAAGCCGACCACACGCATGATGTGGCCGGACTTCAGGGTAATCGAGCACTCGGTCTCGTTCGGTCGAGCTGCGCGCCAGGCTTCTGGGATGGCCTGCTTCAGCCGGCGCCAGAAGACCCGCTTGGCCTGCTTGAACGTCGGCGCGCCATACCAGATCTCGTCCTCGACGCTCACGCCCCACTCCGCAGCCAGCCGGGCCGCGCGGCGCATCTCTGCCTTGCCGAGGAAGGTCTTGCCGAATCGACGCCCGCACACCGCATCACGGAAGCGCGCTTCAGGCTGAAAGCCCCACACGTAGATGTTCGCCTGCTTCGGCGTCAGCTTCACCGGCGGGTCATAGGTACGGGGTAGCGGGGACATTCTCGTCTGGCTCCAGCTTGTACTCAGCAATGGCGTGCTGCTGGTCCGCCTGGGAGCCCAGGGGCTTTTCAGATTCGAGCTTGCGGTTGACGTACATGTCGCCGCATTCCTTGGCCGCCTGCTCGTACAGTTGCGCCGTCAGAGCCAGGTTCCGCATTCCTTCGGCTTTGTCAGCCATCCTATTGAGGCCGCGCAAACGGTAGGCCTTGTTGGCGATCGGAATTTCAGTGATGTCTTCGCGGAAGCGCTTGCGAGTGTCTTCGAACAGCTGCTTCCACTTGGCAGCTAACCCCTTCCCAGAAACCTTCGTGGGATCGTGCGACTCGATTTGCTGCCGGGTGATGGTCAATCCGAATTCCTTTTGGACCGACTCGGCCACCTGAGAAGGCGTATCGAAGCAGGCCAAGGCCTGGATCACGAAGACCTTCACCTCACTTGATAGGGCTGCCATAGGCGTTCATCCGTCCAAACCTGTCCAAAAATCAGGCCGACTTCAGTAGACAGGTTCCGCAGGCCCTCGAAATGTTGATCTTGGCCACCTCAGGCGGCCGGCTTGCAGCGTCGATCAGCTGCTGTACGTCATGCCCGGCGCCGTAGCGGCGAACCACTCCGACGAACTCCTCCACATCGTGGCCACGCAGCGTCAGGCAGGGCAGCCCGTCCTGGGTGAACTTGGGCGCGCCGTACTGATCGAGCTTCTGGGCTATGTGGTAAAGCTCGTGCTCGACCAGAGCGCAGAACTCGGTGTCGGAGCACTGGGAGCAGTAATCGGCAGCCAGGGTGATAACGAAGCCCGGCACCTCGCCGAACCAGTCGATCATTTGCTGCTCTTGCCGAGCCTTCTGCCATCCGCCAGCGCGGAACATCAGCTGTTCGGCCTGACCTACCACGGTTCGACCTTGCCTCTCGAAGCAGGCGGACGCCCACAGAAAGCGCAGCGGTGCGTCGATCAAGTGGGCATGGTCGGGATTGTGCAGATCGCCTGTGTCACTGAGGATCGCAGCCTGTACCCACTCGCCGACCTCAGGCGCTGGCTTAAGCCTGGTACCGAGCATCGATAGATCGGTCAGCTCAAGCAATGCAGGTGGCGGCATGGGCCTGGCCGTTTCTCCACTCACTTGCACACCATCTTGTGCGTCTCGGCGTGGGCATGGCCATGCAGCAGGCCGACGATCAATCCTTGCGGAAGCCCGGCAGTCTTTGCGACGTCAATTGCAGCCGCCAGCGCAGCATCTAGGCCGGATACAGCAGCCTTGATCTCGTTACTGACCGGTAGCTCGTGGCGGATCCGAGTGACACGACCCGTCATCGAATCGTCTCGATGAGTCATGTTGATGGTTTCCCTCTGCGGGACTAATACTTAGTTATCTGCCTGGGGAGGCACAAAATATGCAACTAAGATTCGTTATCGTTCCGGCTGTGCCAATAGAAGGCGAGTCCTTCCAAATCGGTAACCGGTTCTACTCCGCCACAACTTCGGGCGGATTTGATATCTATGACAACCAGGAAAAGGCCAGGCTGAAATTTGGCTTCACAAACAGATCTGACGCCGCAGCTGCGTGTGACAAGATGAACGCCGACTCACGCAATCCGGACGAGCTATTCCCCCTGCTGCGCTCAGAGTGAAACGCTACGAAACGGCGCATCCCGAATTTGTGGCGCCCTACCCCGGCTGAAACACATGGCCACGTCGAGCGACCGCGTACAGGACGATCCCGAGCTTGAGGATCACGCCGTACACTGTGGGCACATGACCGTTCATGGCCAGGACGAACGAGCCGAAGGCGCCGATGGCCACCAGGTAGAACGCGACGGCCATTAGCGGGTGATCCATTGGGCGGATGCGGCGCAGGTAGTCGCACGCAGCGATCACCACCAGCACGCTCAGGAAGGCATTGGCGCCGATCAGGACTGAAATCAGGGTCGAGCTCATCAGGTAGCTCCTTTGGCTCCGAACGATCCCACGAGCGACTTCAGCGCCGGGATGATGTTCATTGCCAGAAGGCCTATCAGAAAGGCCACGCCGTATTGGGTTTCTCCGCTTGTGCCAAGGCTGAAGTAGCTGATGGCGAGCGGGGTGCAGAAGACTGCCGATGCGAAGCCGGTGAAGAAGGCGGCGACCGCCTGGCCCCGGGTGAGGCCGCGCAGGAAGGTCAGCGAGAGGATCGCTCCTGCGAAGCCGCCAATGATCACGCCGTACTTCACCAGCAGGACGCCGGCAGTCGTGCTTGCTGGTTCGGCCATGTTTGGTTCCTAGAAAAAAGACCCGCTTGAGGCCCTAATCAGGCGCAGGCTCGCGTGGAAAACAGCGCTCAAAATTGGGCGGAACGAAAAAGCCCAGGTCAGTGCCTGGGCTTTGAGATGACTAGTTGCAAAGCTTTAGTGACGGGATAGTGGCCGCGTCTCACTTGCTTTGCAGCGGAAGCATTCCATTCTTTTGTGGGTATCAGTTCTCGACACCTCAGTCCAAGTGTGGCTCTCCTTCTTCACTTGCGTGAAACCACATCTGATGCACTTCTCCTTAATTTTGCAGAAGTCGTCCATCCCCATCTCGGCAAAGCCTTCATGCTTCACCTTATCGTCTTCGTGCGCGCAGTGGACACAATGGCGAATCATCGTGCATGTGTGGTGGTTTTTGTACGAAAAATCACCGTATTCATGCTTATGCTTGGTCAGGTGATCGAAACAATCGGGGCATGTTTTTTCGTACAAGCAACCCGGGCCACCGCTCGCCTTGGTGTACTCACCTCCGTGAATACCGACTCCGCATTTTGCCTTGAGCGCAAGCTCCTTGACCTTGTCGAAAAAACCCATCCTAGACTCCGAAAATTGTCAATCCATCTCCAGTGTGTCGTAAGGGATGGCAAAAACTTTAATCGGACAAGGCAAAATGCTATCGCGCTTTTTTGAGCAGCTTTTTTAGGCCCTACTGAAGGACCGGGCAAGCGTGCGGAGCAGCACATAACGAAATCTGTGAGGGTCTTCCCCCTCCTGTCAGCCATAGGCCTCATCGTCGCCGACACCCTGCTGCATCGGCCTCGTCGAATCATCCTCAAGCAACCCGCGAAGCATGTGAGGTGCGGGTTCTTGGGCTGCCGGCGTTTTCTGCATCGCGGCACTACCGGCTTATCCGCGTCCAGTTATCCCTTTCAGGCCACATTGGCAGTGGGTCCCAGCTCCCCCATCGGGCAACAAAAAACCCGGCGCAAGGCCGGGTTCATCTTGGTTTTTGCCAAAGGCAAAATTATCAGGATGGCGAGATCATGCCATCAGCCGCACGGGAACGCAATAGGGCCTCAAGCGGCCCTTCGCATTTCGTAAATTGCAGCTGCTACCGGGCTTAAGGCCTGCTTGTCCAAATCCTCGCAGCATTCGAAAGCCAGGCTGACGAAACCGCCCCAGTCGCGCTCCCAGTTCGAGGACTCGAGTCGGACACCGTAGTGGGCATCCAGCCAAGCCCGGAATCCCTCCGGCGACGCCAGTGGATCGTCATTGGCAGACTGGCCGCCCTGATGCATGTACCGGTACCGGGCCATGACACCCTTCACCACATACTCCAGCTTCTCCCGCTTGGCAGCGGTCATGCGCGGAGAACGCTGCTGCACCATGACAAACACGGCCTCCTCTACATCCTCTTGCGTGTCGGCATCCAGCCGAGGCGAGTACATGAAGTTACCGAAGGCCTTGATCCGCCCAGGCAGCTTGCTGATCGCCGATTGCACCCCACCGGCCAGGGCCTGGTGCACAGCATGGCTCGCCTTCCGCTGCTTCTCCGTGGTCTGGACCATGGTGCCCAATAGGCCTAGCTGTTCGATGAATGCGCCTTGGCTATCCCACGCCGTGTAAAGGCAGTCATGCCAGGCCTGACGCGCGCTGTTTAGTTGCATGGGCCGCCCTCCTTGCGCTTGCGCTTGGCTGTGATGACAGTGGCGCGCGCGAGCGCATACCCGCCAAAAATGACCATGCCCAGGATCAGCAGCTGGGCGCTGTCGGTTGGTGTCCAGTTCATGCTGCTGCCCTCTTGAGGTCGCGGAGTTTCTGGCGGTACAGGGCCTTGATGGCCTGCAGGTCTTCGATGGTTAGGCGCTGGGGCTTATGAGGCCCTTCGAGCCAATCAACCTGGTCGGCGCCGATGCGCTTAACCAACCGGATGCGGTACTCGACCGCGTTGCCCGAAAGGTTCCGGTTGCACTTCACGCACTGCCGGTGGACGTTCAGCGGCTCGAACCGCAGCTCCGGGCAGGCGCCCACAGACCGGTAATGGCCGGCATCCCAGCGGCTGCCGGTGATGAGGTCGTGGTCGCTAGGCAGCGAGTCGCAGCTGATGCACGGCAGGCCGGCGTCGCGCTCGCGGATGTAGGCGTTGAACGCGGTTTGGGCCTCGGCCATATGCTCGCGACGGGTCTTCAGCTTCTCCCGGCGCTCCTGCAGGTCCTGGCGGGCCTGCTTGGTGATGGCCTTGGCCGCGATCTTCTGCAGCTTCGGGTCCTTGGCCATGGCCTTGGCACAGGCGATGCTGCACACCTTCTGCGTGGTCATGGTCGGCTTGAAGGATTTGCCGCAACCTGGTGCCTTGCACTTCTTCGGTTTCGGTGTTTTCAGGGCGGTCATTGGTACACGCTCCCAGGCTGGCCTGGCTCATTACTTCCGGTGCACGCCAGGTCGTGATCGCTCGCATGGGGGCAGCGCTTGCAGCCGCACACCGGGCAGAGAATCATCTTTGTCGAGGAGAGCGGGACCCATCCGCACGGGCCTTCCATGCCGATCTTGTGCTCCTGAATACAGCGATGGCATTCGCATTTCTTGAGATCCATCAATACTGCCCTCCCCACCGATCCGGCTCAGTCCAGCGCACGCCGTGCTCGGCGCCGAAGGCATGCATCACTTCGAACAGGTCGCTGAACCACTTCTGCGACTGCTTGCGGGTAGAGACGCCCAGGACGACGAAACCGCCGTCGATACCCGGCACTGCGTCCTGCTTCTGTACCGCCGCGCTGAAGATGTGCTTCCAGTCCTCGTCGGTCAGCTTGCGGCCGTACCACTCCACCTGCTGGGAGATGTCGCGGAGCATGGCCCACATCTTCCGATTGCAGACGTCTGGACGCTTTTCGTCCTTGATGACGATGACCTTGGGCTTGGTCAGATCTATGGCATGCAGGGCGCCATAGACGCGGTTGAGGTCCTGAGAACTTCGAATGGCGAACTCAGCCATGCCTATCCTCTTGATCGAAGAAATCCAGATTAATAGAATTTGGCGCACCGGCCTCAAGCTCCCGGAAACCTTGCGGAAGTGTGTATGTGCGAGTGAGAGGCCAACCACTTTCCTTTGCCGACACCTTCGTGATCAAACCCCCTCCCCGGCCGGCTGACCGGCGCGCTTGATGTTCAACTTGGCTAGCAGGTGTGCACGGCATGCGGCGGCGCTCGATGGGATCTGCTGAATCTCCAGCAGGCGGACCTGGCGCTGATTCGCGTACTCGTCAGCCAGCTCGACCAGGCTCTTCTGGCTGTCGTGACCGATGCCGGTGGCGATGTCGCCCAGTGGCTCGCCGGCGACCAGCATGCGGATCGTGATGTCGTAGGCCCGAGCGAAAACCTTCTCAGCCCGCTCCACCTCCATTGATCCCAGGTTCTGCGCTTCGCATTGCAGGGCCGCGTAGCGCACCGCTGCATGCGACCAAACACGGGAACCTGCCCTGCTGGGGTGGAAGTTCTCAAGCGCCTCTGCCAGGGCCCGCGCAAGCGTCGGAATGCCCATCTCTTCCGGGGTCGGCTGGCACAGCTTGATGAACTTGCCGCTGCTCGGGGCGAAGTCGGTTCCCAGCACCCGGCACTTCTGGATGCCGAAGCGGATCTGCTCGAGCGTGTTGATGCCAGCCGCGACGAAGGACTTGATCCAGCTGCGCTTGGCAGCCTTCAGCGCGTCATCGTCCGGCCAGGCCTGCTTCCATGCCGGGAATATGGCCTGCAGTTCCTTGAACAGGGCGTTGACCACTTCGGTGGTGCCTGGGTCCAACTGCTTGGCCGGAGCATGCGCCTCGGCTGGCAGGTTGCGGGCCGTGGCCATGATATGCGTGACACTCGCGGGAGCGTTCGGCGTGCTCATAGCGCCCCCAGGTCATCAGCCCATGTCGTGTCGTTGAAATCTGGTCCATTGCTCTGGCGGCGGGACGGGAATAGGTGGACATTTCCGGGCGCCGGCAGCTCGTCATCCCAGCGTTTGCCGTTCAGCCAGGTGGCCGGATGCGGGACGAACTGGCCGCCGTCCTTGGTCCAGTCCGGCGAAACCGCCCAGGCAGCCAGCGCGCTGGCCATGCGTTCGAAAAGGAAGGCGTCGACCTTCAGCTTCGACCAGGCCTTCTCGGCATTGGCCTTACCCACCTTCCGCGGGTAAAGCTTCCAAAACCGAGCGAACAGGTCGCCGTCATCGCTCGATGACGAAGGCTTTTGATCTTGTTCTTTCTCTTCTCTTCTCTTCTCTTCTCTGGTCCGCATTTTGTCCGCATCACTTGCGGACGGATTGCGGACAGAATTCGCTTTCCGCGATTCACGCTTTCGCTCACTGTCGTTTGCACGGCGTTTTGCGCTGGCCCCGTTGTGCTCGTCAAAGCGAGGCATGACAAGGCTTCCATGCTCATCGATGTCCGCCCATTCGACATCAACCATGGCCTGGGTGAAGCCTGGCCAGCCGATCACCGCATCCATAGCGTCCGTGGTGTAGCCGTGCAGCACACCATCAGCAGAATGGGTGTCAAAGATGCTCCAGGCGACATGCAGTCCGCCGATCACCCGCAACCTGTCCGCACGCAATGCGGACACCATGCGGAAAACTTTCGGATGAGTCTGAAGATCTACGCGCATTTTGATCCAGTCTCCGGCCATTACTTGGCTCCCACGCCGACCAGGTCGACGAGTTCTTCGAAACGATCGATGTACCAGTGCGGCTGCGTTTCTCGGGGGCACTGAGGGCTAGTGATGTTCTTGCCGTAGCGCAGGCCCTTATCAGTCACGGACCAGAAGCACACAGGTTCGCGCTTGCTGTTCTGCCGGGTTCGAGCCTGGAGGAAGCCAAGCCCAGCCAGGGCACGGTTAAAGGCGGGGGCCGACTTGTTCACGCCATGGCGTTTGAGTAGGGCCGTCACAGCCATGGTCGGCATCGAGCTGCAGGCTGTGGCATCCGGTGGCGAGTCGATGGCGTAGCTCGGCAGAAACTGCGGGTCAAGACCGTTGTTCTCGGCGATCTTAGTCAGCATGGCCAATTGGCTCGATGGAGCCGGCTTTAGCAGGCGCGTGAAGCACTCCATGATGGCGATTTCACCAATCACCTTGGTGCCATTGGCCGTCACGGCCTGGCGGGCTTCGGACTGGCCCTCCAGCTCACGCCAGCGGCGGATCACCTTCATGCGCAGGGCCGGGCTGTAGCCGGTCAGCAGGCAATCGGTGTGCTCACGGTCGAGCAGGTACTGCACCTGCTCTCGGTTTCTCCCGTCGAGATAGATGTCCTCAAAATTGAGGGGATCGACCTTGAGGTCTTTCAGCATGGCGACAATATCGCGCTTGACGTTGTCATGGCGTTTGCCAGTCAAGCTGGCAATCTCCTTGGACGACATTGTGCGCGCCACGAAACCGCTGGCTGCATTTTGTGGCGCGGGCCTCTGGAGGCCCTGTACATCTGGTGGTTGGATATGCATAATCGACTCCAGTCATATGCAGTTGAAAAGGCCGGGCCGCAATCCCGGCTTTTTTGTGCCCGCAATTCGGGCTTATCAGGGCCTGGTCAGAACCTGACGTGAAACGGCTTCACATTGCCTCTTGGGTTGCGAGGCTTCGTTCGGCTTGCCAGCTCTTTTCGGATCAGCTCTGCCGCGAGTTCTTCAGGGCTGACGCCCCGTCTTTTCGCTTCCTGCTCAAGCTGATGCGTCAATTCCTGGTCCAAGCCGATCTGTTCGATAGGCATGGGCCCCTCCTAAGGGCCTTCAGGCCACGTGCTGATCGCCGGTATTCTCCGAAGCCAGGGCGGCCAATTGAGCTTCGAGCAACTCACGACAGAGCACGGCGCGCTGGGTGCGGTGAAACTTGGCCAGCGCCTGAATCAGTTCGAACGTGTCCTCATCGACCCGGACCTTGATCTCGCGGTCATGCAGGTGATTGCGGTTGGCGTACATGCGGGAGTAGCTCCTTGCAGTTGGAATTGGTTAGGCGGCGACTTGTGCCGGCGGGAACGCATCATCAAGGGCGCAACTGGCGCCCAGGACGTTCAGCGCTTCCACGATTTGGCGCGCCTCTTGAAGGCCTGGATTCCTGAGGCCTGATTCGTAATTCGCCAGGCGGGACTGATTCCAGCCGAGCTGACGGCGCAGCGCTGCCTGGGTAACGCCAGCCCTTTCGCGGATCGTTCGGACTTGGTTCATACGGTCTTCCTCCATTGATGACCGAAGGATAAACACGTATCGTGTTAATTGCAATCACAATAAGTGAAAGCCGGGTATTTCGTTTCGTGATGAAATTCCGCGCATGAACGAATCATTGAGCCAGCGCATCAAGCGCCTGAGAAAAGCCAAAGGGATGTCCCAGGCCCAACTTGCTGAGGCCTGCGGCTGGAAATCGCAATCCCGGGTTGGTAACTATGAGGTCGGCACTCGCGAGCCTACCTTGGCGGATATCGCCTCGATGGCAGCAGCCTTGGGCGTGGACCAGTCCGAGCTGCTCCTGAATTCGCCGGCGCCTGATCCAACTGCCGCGCCTGAGCGGAGCATGGCCGATCTTGTGAAGCAGATGCTCGCAAAGAGCGGAAAAGGCTTTTCCGAAGAGGCGCGCCGTCGGCTTCTCGCAGCAGCTGAGGAGCCGCAACCGTCAAACGTGATTGAGGCTGACTTCTCCCGCCCAGGCCTTGTAGGTGATGAGGTGTGGATTGCCCACTACGATGTCCGGGCATCGATGGGCGGCGGTCAGAGCGCGCACGACTTTCCAGAGCTGCTCAAGGACATCCGCGTCAGCCCGAGCCATCTCCGTGAGCTGGGCGTTGAATTCGAAGAGCACTTCCACCTGAAGGTGGTCACCGGCTGGGGCCAGTCGATGGAGCCCACCATCAAGCACCGCGACCCGCTGATCGTGAACATCAACGTCCGCGAGTTCGTGGGCGACGGGATATACCTCTTCGTCTGGGATGATCTGCTGTACATCAAGCGGCTGCAGGTGGCTGATGAGGAGCACTACGAGATGATTTCGGACAATCCGCGGCATAAGGATCGGCTGATCCGCCGGGACATGACCTACATCCAGGCCAGGGTGCTGCTAGTCTGGAACGCACATCTGGTATAGCCATGCCCCTAACCAAACCCAACCGGCAGCTGCGCCGAGACCTGAAAGATGCGGCCTTTGCACTGGAAAACGCCGCTCTGGAAATCTTCCACAAAGCCCAAGGTGGCGAGGAAGCTCAGTTTCTTGAGGCGATGAAGCGCGTTGGCGAACTGCATGAACTTGCAGATCGATTGGTGGGGTATGCGGACGAGGTGAAGGCGGGAAGGATTGAGCGCTGCGTTTAGGCATGCTTGGCCAAGGCACTAGCTGTCGGAGTGACCGAAGATTGTCATGGAGCATCTCAGATTCGATGACGGATGGCAGCCGTCGGCTAAATTATGATAGCTACAAGCTGTCCGATAGACTGAAAGGCATGGGACCTGAACTGGTTGGTGGGTAGATGGATCGCATCGAATTCAATCATGGACGTATCGCGTGGTGCTGCGATGACAACGGCATAACGCTACATGAGCTGGCCGCTGAAACGGGCGTGGCAGAGGCAACCCTATCTAAAGCGTCTGCTGGAGAAAGGGGGCTTACCTATGCCCAGCTTAAGCGGATCGCTGATTACTTTGGGCGTGGAGTCCTTTTCTTCATGGAGGAAGGAGACGCCAACCCTGATGCTGTGCATACGCCTGCCTTCCGCAGTATTGCGAATCAGAAGCCTGAGATAGGCAATAAACTTCGCCGACTAATTGAGCGAGCCGAGCGTCAACGCGATATCTATCTAGACTTGCTCGAAGATGTTGATAGCGAATACGCCCCGAAATACTCTTCCCCGGCCCTCCCCGGCGACCTCAAGCAAGCTTCAATTGTGGTTCGAAACTGGCTTGGTCTAAAAAATCAATGCACTTTCGACCAATACCGATCAGCGATTGAGTCGAAAGGCATATTAGTTTTTCGAAGCAATGGTTATCACGGGCAATGGCAAATAGCTAAAGATAATCCGGTTCTGGGATTTTCTTTGTACGACGCTGAATGCCCGCTGATATTTGTAAAAAAACAATATTATGAGACCTTGCAGACATTTACGCTCATGCACGAGCTAAGTCATGTACTTATCCACAAGATAAGCTCAATTGACGACAATTGTGATCTGCATCATTCGAGCGGGCAAGAGCGAGAGGCTAATGAATTTGCTGGGTTGATTTTGGTTCCAGATGAATTTCTAACTAAAATCAAAATGCAAGACAAGCCAGAGTCTGCTGATGAATACGACTACTGGCTGGAACCGCAAAGAAAAGCATGGGGCGTGAGTGGCGAGGTCATTCTTCGCCGGCTTCTGGACGAGGGGCTTTTGCGCGCAAGCGAATACGAAGACTACCGACGCTATAGGGCTGCCTTGCGCATCCCAGAACAGGACGTTGGCGGCACCAGGATGTACAGGCATCGCGAACCGAAGCACATTTTTGGCGATAGGTTTGTACGAGTTGTTCTTGACTCACTAAACGCTAAGAACATTAGCCTAGCCAAGGCCAGCAGTTACCTAGATGGAATTAAGATCAGGGATATAGATAGCCTTAAGGGATTCTATGTGGGCGTTTGATGCTTCTTCTATGATTTATGCTTGGGACAATTATCCGGAAAAACATTTCCCAAGATTGTGGGAGTGGGTGGCCGCCCAAATATCATCGGGTGTCATTGCGATGCCATTGGTAGCCTTTGAAGAGACATCATCAAAGTCTCCTGACTGCGGCAAGTGGCTAAAGGATGCCAATCTGAGCATTTTGCACCCCAACACAGCAATTCTCAAATGCGCCGCCAAGCTAAAATCGCTTCTTGGCATAGAAGGTGACCGCTATGGAGTCGGTGTTGGCGAAAATGATTTAATAATCATCGCAACTGCAGAGATCAACGGCCTACCTCTTGTTTCAAATGAGGCTGTACAGATAAGCTTGCCTAAAGCCCTTTCGAAATACAAAATCCCTGCGGTATGTTCTTTGAAAAAACCACCGACAACTGTCATCGACTTCCTGGCCTATATTAAGCAATCAGGCGCCAAGTTTTGATGATTACATAGAGCATGACAAGCCCGCCACTGAGCGGGCTTTTTGTTGCCTACGAGACCGCTACCGACCGCCTATCGCGATATCAACCTTGTCGCGATACTCCTTCTCCGTCAAAAGACCTTGATCCCTCAACGATTTCAGTGAGCGGAGGGTTTCATCAAGACCACTTGAGGTTGTCTTTGTGCTGACCTCAACGCGCTGCGTTGGAGCGTAGTTTTCTATTGCAAGGTCAAATCTCATGCGACCAGGTTGGGATTTAATTTCGCAGGAATTGATGCGTTTAGACTGAACAGCCCCTGCCCCGGCCATGGGAATAGCTTTCACCTCATAGACAGCATTGTCGTACGCCCATCCGTCCGGAGCATTCATCACGCCTACCCATTTTTTGGTGCACGCGAGCTGCACGCGGACAGGAGTAGTCCCGACCGTTACCCCGTTCACGTCAATCTGTGCCCCAGATGGCTCACTGATAATATCTATGGGAACCATGCTGGATGACGCACAGCCAGCAAGCGCTGCGCATATGAATAACAAGCTTGGTGATTTCATGGCTCGATCCCTGCAATTTTAGACGGCAATATGCCATACAAATGCCTATAGCCCTACAGTCCGTCGCTGCCGACCTAATTGCGAGGCAAAGCCGGATAGCTTTGATGCCCGCGTGATGCCTCAGGGCCAGAGTGGTAGGATGGCGGCTTTACTCAAGGAGAGAGTCATGCGCATCACCCTAGCCGCCTTTCTGATTTCTGCCTCCGTTCTCGCCGGCTGCGCACCTGTTCAGTCGCCATCCTCTGGATACGCCACGGCTCCAGCCAAGAAGGAGCCGCACGTCTTCAAGCCGCGACCGTACACCTACGACAAGGATTCGCCCGAGGCCACCAACTTCGCCAGCCAGCTCGACATGCCTGCGTTTCAGTGCGACCTGGAGGCAATGCTTGGGTGGGATGCCGTCCGATACGGCTTAAGAGACCTGCAGGCTGAGTACACCGGTTCCTTCATGGAGTGCGTTAAGTTCGCTCACGCCCAGGGCAATGAGGCCGTGGCCAGACTGAAAGGCGCCAAGGTGCCTGCCAAGCAACTTGAGCTGAGCAAGGACCTGTACGCTAAATGGTCCGCATACCTATCCTCGATGAGTCCCTACCGTATGCCTGATCACCGAGCGAAGGCGGACTACCAGGCTGCCAAGCAGGCCTTGGCGACTGAGGTGAAGTTCTCAAAGTAACCGTCCTCAAGTCTCATATAGGCCCGCATAGCGCGGGCTTTTTTGTGCTCGTCAGAAAGGCGCCTCTTCCTCCGCCTTCTCCTCCTCCCAATCCCTTTCCGCGACCAGGTCGTCTCGATCGTCTGCGCTCTGCGGCTCCCACCGAACCGTCACGCTGTCGTCGTCATTGAACGCCAGGTCCAGTTCCGGCGTCTCGGCCAGCAGGCCCATCACCTCCTCCCACTCCATGTCACCGTCCGTGTCCAGGCGATGGATAGTCACCCAGCGCTGAGCCTGCGCGATCGGGTGGTTGATCATCGATGAGACCCGCAGCCCCAGGCGTTCCAGCCCGGTCATTTCCTGACGCGCTTGCGGCGCCGACTTCTTCTGCTTGGCCATTTCCTTCCTCCGTTAACTGTACATCCATCCAGTATTAAGCGAAGCATACATCACGCCTTGTGAAAGGTGAACACGCTTCGCTTGGAAGAATTTCAACACGGCCTCGAAAAAATAAATCACATTACGTGTTGACATAAAAAACACATTGCGTGATATTTGCCTCAACACAGCAGTCACTCACGAGGGACTGCAGAGGCCCTCACAGGCCGCCGCTCTTTCACATTGATGGGAACCTCGCGGATCGATCCCGGCAACGGCACAGCGCGAGCAACAAATTCGATCCCCATGCCAGCTCTGGAACTGGCCAGCTCGAAATCAGGCGGAACGTCAGCGCGGCAGGAACATTGGCCGGGCCACGGAAAGCGGATGGAGGGTTGCGCTGCAAACGCTCCCTGCCGGGATGCCCTTAGAACGGGCGTCGGTGCCTGGCACAGCGCGAGCAGCGATTAACCAAGAGGAGGAACCTGCCCATGAAGTAGATAGACCAGCCGGAACACGGACCGGCACCCCACGACGGACTGCCCCACCCAGCGGGCCGCAGAGCTGCAGTCGGCAGTCGTGTAGCGAACACCTTACCCAGCGACCACCCCGCCGAGGCCGATCGACGCGAGGTGATAGGGAAGCTCAAGGCCAACCGAACTGAGAGCAGGGCCGTCGGCGGCTGAGCTCGAGCGACCACCGCTGACGCAATACCCCGGCCTGTCGCCAGTAGCGAGGCCGGGATTTCACCAGGTGCCATTCCATGAGTGGCATCTGGGAAATCAACCGCCCTGGAGGGCAAGACGATGGCGAAGCGGCCAACCAACCGCATCAAGTACAAGCTCTGGGATCCGAACTCCACCATGGAGTACGACGGCACCATCGACGAAGGCATCTACTACGCAGCATGGAGCCTTTCGCTTGAGGATCGAAAAGTGCTGATAGGCAAACTGGTCGAGCAGCAAGCAAGCGCCACGGCCAAGGCTGAGAGCGCCACGACAGCCTGTCGTTAACTGCCCGATGCCCTGCTCCCCATCGCAGGGTTCATCGGACTGGGCTCGGATGAGCTGTAAGCAAACAGCGGGGTGGCCACCTCGACGCGGATAACCGGTCGATTGCCCAGCCTTCACGAGCCCAGTCCGATGCACCCCGCATCATCAGGAGAACCCCATGAAGCACGCAGCAGCTATCGCCCAGCTGGAGGTCAGCGCTCAGGTTTGCGAAACCAACGCGCCGATCAACGAGGCCGAGGGCAATCACGAGCAAGCCAAGCTTGAGCGTGACAACGCAGCGGCCTACCGGGTGGCAATCGCCCACCTCAAGGCTGACCAGTAACACCCTTTTTGCAGGCGAGTCCGAGGGCATCAGCTGGCCAGACTCGACGCATGGAGGGAAGCGCCTCCCGCCTGCACCCCTTCCCTTCACATACGACCGCATTGGCAGGCGCCAGGCCACCTTTCACGGTGGGTTTGGTCACCCGCGCCTGACGTCTGGCCAATGCGGCCGCACAACCAACTAGGAGGACGCCATGGGCGCACTTCGAGCAGCACAATGGCGGTATGACCATGCTGAGCCGGATGACGACTCTGCGTATCAGGAGGCGGCGCAGAACTGGATCGAGAGCAAGGCCGAGGAGCTGGTCGGCGGCTGCGATGTTCTGATCCCGCAGCGTTTTGGCGGCCCGGTGGGCGTGCGCCAAGAGCAGTTCGTGGCCAAGGTCGCCGAGCACCTTCGGTCGCTGCAGGAAGCAGAGCAGGACGACATCACCGCCCTTGCCCAGCTTCTTCTACAGGCCCTGACCGGCGGCCCGGTGAAAAGCATGGTCGAGGACATCGTCGGCCAGAGCAATCACGCAAACGGCAAGCTGTACGAGATCGCCGAGGCAATGCTTGAGCAGTACGTCGACCAGGGCCTGAGCTACGACGCCGACGAGGCAAGGCTATGAGCCTTCACAGCATCGCTACCAGCGCCATTGAGGCCGCGATTGAGACGATGCTTCTGCCGGGCTCAGGCCCGGTGGAGGATGCGAAGGCCGAGACGATGGTCGTCGCCTACTTCTCCATCCTCGTCATCGACTCAAACGAGTTCAAACACTACTGCGAGCGCATTCGGCATATTGCCGTTCGGCGCAAGGAGGCTGCATGACTACGCCGATCTTCCCGTCGATCATCGACGACCAGGTGGCCGAGGTTGCCCAGGCCGTGCCAGATGACCGCATCCTGATGGTGTTCAAGGGCCTGACCATGGAGGACGCCATGAACCAGGCGCGCCTGGCCCACATCGAGAACCCGGCAGCTTGGTCGGGCCGGGCCTACCTCTGCGGCATGTGCACGCTGGCCTATGAGGTCCGATCGTGACCCGCCAGCAAGCCCGCCGCTGGGCATTCTGGCGCGGCAGCTTCACCACGCTACTCATCTGCACCGCCTGGATGCTTGCGAGCGCCTGGGCCGGCTGCATCACTTCCTGAATCACACGCACCCGAGCACGGCGGGCCTTCGGGATAACCGTACCCCTTCGGGAGCGTAAGCGGCGAGAGCGCGCAACCATCCACCGCAGCCAGTGCCTGGAACGTACCCCGTGCCTGGGTGACCTGGCATTTCCCCTTTCAACTGACGGCGCCGGCTTGGCGCGAGGTTTTCCAATGTCCACTACCAACATGCGCATCTGGGAGCAGGTGCAGACCACCGATACCCGCTACACCAAGAACGCCGAGGTCGGCGGCCAGAAGATCACAAGCTTGAACGGCACCGCGATGGTCATGAAGGCGACCGAAGTGTTCGGACCGGTTGGCATCGGCTGGGGTTGGAAGGTCCTCGAAGAGCGATTCGACGACGGCCACGAGGTGTTTTCCGGTGAAGGCGACAAGCGAATCTGCTTGGGCCGGGAGATCGGCCACACCGTCAAGATCCAGCTCTGGTTCATGCAGGACGGCCAGCGCGGCGAGGTCGAGCAGTACGGGTGCACCCGGTACCAGTACAAGACCAAGTACGGCATGACCACTGATGGCGAGGCGCCGAAGAAGTCGCTGACCGACGCCATCAAGAAAGCCCTGTCCATGCTGGGCTTCAGCGCGGACGTGTTCCTGGGCATGTTCGATGACGTGAACTACGTCCAGCAACTACAGGCTGAGCAGGCGATTGAACAGGCCGAGGACCGTCAGGCCGAGATCGAACGCCAACAGCAACAGCGCCTGGACTTCATCAAGGACACGATCGAGACCATGCAGAGGGCGGTGACGCCGCATGAGCGCAAGAAGATCCACGACCATGCCGTGCGCAAGCTCATCGGCCGCAAGGATGAGAAAGGCGCCGCCCGTATCTCCCTTGAATTGAAGAACCTCGAAGCCGGCAAACCGCAGGAGGCCGCAGCATGACCCAGCTCTACGCACTCACCGGTCAGATGGCCGAATTGGCTGCCATGTGTGACACCGACGACGAAGGTCTCAAGCAGGCCATTCAGGACACCATGGCCGGTATCCAGGGCGAATTCGAGGTTAAGGCCGACAGCATCGTGATGCTGCGCCGCAACATCGAGGGCGACATTGGCGCGATCGACGCCGAGATCAACCGCCTGAGCGAGCTCAAGCGCATCAAGGCCAACAGCGTGACAGCCATCACCGACTACCTGCGCCGGAACATGGATGCCGCAAACATCAAGTCGATCAAGCGCCCGCTGTTCACCATCAGCCTGGTAGCCGGAAAGGAAAAGGTGATCGTCGATAACGAGCAGGCGGTACCCGATGAGCTGACGTCGGTGGTGACCAAAATCGCACCGGACAAGAACGCCATCGCCGCCAAGCTCAAGGCCGACCGCGAGCACAACGAAGCTGTCCGCAAGCGCATGGCCGCAGGCGAAGACTGCGAGCACGAACTCATCCCCGAGCCAGGCTGGGCGCATCTTGAGCGCGGCGAGAGCTCGATCCGCATCAAGTGAGGCGCCCATGGACCAATCAATCGACCTGGAGGCAGCGAAGGCTGCCTTCTTCGCATCTGGCGGCCAGCTGGTCGTGCTGGAGGGCTTCGAATACGTGCCATTTCGGCAGCGCAAGCATCCCGAACCAAAGCCAAAGCCGGCCAAGCCAATCAAGCAGGAGCGCGGCGGCGAGCGCAAAAGCCGCGCCAAGGCCCGTACAGCCAAGATCGAAGAGTTCGCCAAGACCATGACCTGTGGTGAGGTCGCAGAGCTCCTGGGCGAAACCAAGACCGCTCTATGGGGCGTAGCGGCGCGGGGAGGATTCAGATTCTTCAACCCGACTAAGTCAGCCAGACCGGCGAAGGTAAATGCCGAACCGAGCCAGGAGGATCGCGACCTGGCCGACAAGATCATTGCCATGCGTGATGCTGGCAAGTCCAGATGCCGGACCACGTCTGAGCTGGGTATCGGCAACTGTCGGCTTGTGCGGATCCTCGATGAGTTCGGCATTGATTTTCCAGTTCAGCGGCGCCAGGGGTAGGCCATGAACGAGCACGGCGAGCACCCCAGCGTCTACTACCTTGGCCGGGAATGCCGCCGAAACGGTGGCGGCAAGATGGCCAACCCATTCGCCTATCACACGTTCCATGGGGCCTGGTTCTTGGCCGGCTGGAACGACATGGATCTTGAGATTGAACAGAAAAATCCGAAACGCGCTGCAAAGAACAAGGCGGCGTGATCAGTTCAACCTACCGCCCAGCGGATTGAAGGAGGTGCCGTATGGCGATGTCTCAGCAGGCCCGCGACGAGAAGCGCCGCGCCAAGGCTGCCAAGCTGCAGGAAGAAGACCTGCGCTTGAAGGTTCGACCAGGGACTAAACAGGCCCTGCTGGAACTGATGGAGTGGGCCGGGATCGAGGAACAGGGCGAGGCGATGACGCTGATGATTCATCACCTGCATGGGCTGGGCCCGGGCGGTGCTCTTCCGCTGCTGACACCTCCGCGCCACGAAATCACGGTGTCACCAGCTGTGGCGCGGAAGCTTGAGATTTTCCGGGCGCGCGAGGTCCTCAGAATTTGCGATTAGTGATCAGTCTTCAGGCTTGAGGAACACCACCATGACGTCTGGATTTTCAGCCTTGTATTCAGCATCTAAATAAGCCTGAACCTCAGCGAATTCGATACTCACCAGGTCAGGGCCGCGGCGCTTAACCCGCCCCAGCGTTAACCCGCCCTCGAATATGACTTCGTCGTCATCAGGATAGCAAGCAAGCTGTCGCCGAAGCTCGCCAACCGTGGTTTTGTACTCGCTCAAACTGACCTCCAAATCAATCGGCACTATACCGGTCATCCGTAATACCCCATCCAAAACCAAATTGCCACCATGCCGCATCCGGCCACGGAGGGCGGCGCATGCATGGAGTACCGCAATGCAAGTCGAGACCTCGACAGTCACCAAGCTGCTGATCACCGGCGCCGAAGGCCTGGACCCGATCAGCGTCTACCTCGAAGACTTCGCACCCTGCAAGGGAAAGATCACCGTCAGCTGCTACGACAAGACCTGGCACGCCTACTGGGGCGGCATGTGGGATGGCCTGACCATCGGCCAGTTCTTCTGCAAGCTGCACGACGCCTACATCATCGGCTACTTCGACCGGTCGCTGAGCTCTCGCCGGTTCAGTG